TGAGAGTTGCACTGAATTTGGTGCTTCTTTTGAAATCACGTAACCCCCGCTTAGGAAAATCAATGGATCATACAGATGATTACTATGCAGAGGCGGTCGAGATTGCTCTCAATGACATCGGCAAGCCCGGACTGCTAAACAAAGATGAGCGGCTAGAGATTGCTTGGTCTGTACTAGGCAATGCTGAGAATGAATCAACGATGTTTCCGTCGCCATCATCTAGTGATATTGCAGACTATAAATTGACACAAAAACTGCAATCAAGCATGTCTCGAATTAAAGAGCTTGAAGACGAATTAGAAGTCTATCGCGGCTCTGTCGCCAGACGTAGAAATGTCAGTGTATCTGAGGTTTATACTGACGGTGATAGCGTTATGATCCGTAACTGAACACATACCCCCGACTAGGGAGCAGCATGAAAATAGAAACGAAGGTAAACGCATCCAAGACTTCAATGTTTCTTATGGGTGTTCTTATATTTGTCATAATGCCTTTAATTGCATACGGGATGCATAAAGGCCGCTTGGTTGCGCAAGAGAGAGTTCATTATGTAGCAAACGAGTGCGACTCTAAAAACGGAGATATTTTAGTTGTAGGTGTTGGCCGCTCGTCATCAAAGTATGTTTGTATTGGCTCTGGCGGTCTGATTGCTTTGTCAAAAACTGTTGTTACAGGTTACGGCGGCCTAAGCCACGAGCCTACTCATTAAAATCACACATACCCCCGAACCCGTGCACGGAATCTGTCGCGCTTACGAGCCTAAAGCAAAGACGACGCCGGATAGAGTAACCGGCACTAATTTAAACAATCACACATACCCCGGACAGAACTATGAGTAATTCTAATATCAAGCGATTGCAGGAAAGATGGACGAAACTGAATTATCCGCAGCCGACAAACTAACGGCGATGTCAGTGCCTATGGGGCTTTTTGAATGGAAATGCACCGATGGTGAAATTTACGCGAAAGGGTGTAATGCAGTGTCGCATCAAGTGGCTTTAGATAGCCGCGCATAAACCCCGAACGATAATTTAGAAGACGCCCCTCGTGACGGTAGCTCGATAATCGGTCTTTATGAGGATGATGAAGAGTGCGCGATTATGTGGAGTGATAATCCCGTTTGTATGCTTGGGTCTCGATGCGGCAGCTTCCCCGAGGGGTGGGCTACAGACGGCACTGAGACTGACTACAACCTGCCGATGGACCCACCTATTGCGTGGAAATCGGTTCCACGACATTAACCCCGCTTGGAGAGCGACATGAATAGAGCTTTCATCGAACATCTATACGATTTCAGCGCCACTATAGCGACCTAAAAAGGCAATCAGGCGATAGACAGAAATCCGATGACCCAGTTGCGCCCGCTCTTCTGAAAGAAAGATTGCAGCGGGTAGAGGCCGACATTGGAGACACTTCGGATTTAATAGACCGATACTGGCTAGCCCATGCGCCTGATCAATCATCACGTTAACCCCGCTACCTGAATACGAAATCATGAACGCCAAAACCAAGCACCCAAAAACGCACGAATTAAAAGTGCATCAGTCGATGTGGGATCCTTTGTATTTCGATCAAAAGAAAGCTGAATTCAGGAAGAATGATCGTAACTTTCTTTGCGGCGATACCTTGGTCCTCACACCCGTTGATGATAATGGCGAAATCGTTGACGACCTTCGTGGTGGCGAGACTATGGAACTTTCAATAACGCACATTGTGCATGGTCCTGCATTTGGTATCCCCAATGGCTATTGCATGATGAGTGTCGAATCAACGTAATCCCCGCTATGAAACACGATAAAGAATGGCTCGACCATATGTGCTCATCTCGGGTGCTTTCGGATTTGGATATGGACCCTGAATCATTTGAAGGGCGCAACGCTGTAAGAGCTTTAGGCAGTATTGCAACTGCCTATGCCGAGCACGTAGTGTCCAATAAACAGGTACATGACACTCTTCTGAGCGGATTAAACGTGGCGAATGGGGAGGCAATATTAAGCCTTGAGGGTGGCGCGTGTGGGCTGCTTGCGAGCATATTCGCAGAGCAATTCAAAGAGTCTGGAGCCACTAACTATCTGGTTCTTGATCTGAACAATGATGATACCGGTCCGATGACGATCACAATGCAGCGCAAAGAAGGTTCAACGCCTGCTGAGAAATTGCGAGAATTGACTGCTGAAAATCAGCTCATGAAAGACGCGCTTGTGATGATCGCAACGGAGTCTGACGAACTGACTGGAGATCCTAGAAAATGGCCCAGCACTATCGCCCACTGCGCACTTGGAAGCGAGTTCAAAGATGGACAGCTAATCCACGACGCGACACAATCAACATAAAGGCCACTATGAGCGGATATAACACAGGAATACCAAGCAGTAGAAAGCCTCACAACTGCATGCTTGGGTATATTTTTGAGCGGAAACATCCACTAGGCCACATTGTGTGCTTCGATGCTGGCCAGGCAGGTATTGATTGCGCCGACAAATATGTTGTCACAATCGAATCGGGTAATGACTGCACCATCGGCCCTTCGTTTACATCCTTGCCAAAAGCTCGTCAATTTGTACGTGAAGAACTAGCCGGTAAATCTGGCTACAACTGGAACTAACACAACCCCCTCGATCATTGTGGCGTCATCTTAGCCCTGCAACTGTCTATCCACTGCTTGCTCACGCATCTGCTGCAATATCTTCATCTTCTCGCGCCGCTCTGAAAGCTCATCTTTCTGAGCGGCCATAGCGCTTGATGAATCACCGCTATTACCTGGCGATTGCATTGCTTGCTGTTCGGCTCCGGCTTTAGCTCTAGCTTCTTCTGCTTTTGCAATGTTTAATTCAGTTTGCGATCGCTTAAATTCTACTTCCGCTTCGCGTTCAGCCATTTCCATTTCTCGCTCGGCCTGTTGCTGTTCTGCGGCTGACTCCTGAATAGCCTTGCGTTCTTCTTCGGAAGTGCCGACATTCAGCTTTGTCTTGATTGACTGAATCAGCTCTTGACGTTTAGGAATGGTGGAGTTCTCTAGCATCCCTATATACAACTCTGGCTGAATCACTTCTGGCGCACTCTGCGCTGCCTGCTGTAGTGTCAAATGGTTTTGAGCACGGAATCCAGCAGATGTTTGCACGTCTGCCATTGCAATCTGCATTCTCGCGTGACGAAGGGAATTAGTAACCTTTCCAGTTTCGTCTGTCGCATTGAGAGTGATTACCTTCCTCTCTTCACCCGATTCAGTTTTGATCGGGATTGACACTTCAGTTGACCCATAACGCTTGATAGCGTGAGCAAGTAGATGTCTGCCAATCATCTTCCTGAAGAACATAATGTTCATTGTCAGCTTAGCCAGCGACGTTACCGATTGCTCTACCGCTGTCTGCATAGCAACACCGGACTTCTGGCTTTCTTCCATGCCGGTAAACGTGTTTCCAATACCGGTAGCTGCTCGCATGTTCTCGCGTGCAATTTCCATTGTTTGCCGCAATTCGTTTAGCTGCTGGGTATGGTGGATAATATCAACGTCGCCTTGCATACCGATTTCAATAACGCCGTCGCCCTTGTGAGCTTCTACCTGAACATCTTCAGCAGTCGTGTCGGTACCGGCTAGGGCATCACCCTTCAATACAACTGTGACGCGCTCCTGTAGAGCATGGAATTGCGTTAACGCCATGTTGAATGAGTCTTGCGGACCTTTGAGCAAACGGCCTAATGCGTGAGTCCTTCCTGACTGCTGCTCTCTAAGGCCCATACACCGAATGTATTTAAACATCTGGTGCGGCAAATACGTTGGAGTGTCTTCGACAAGGTGCGGTCCAATAAACCAAGCTACGCGCATCTTGCTAATTGATTCTTTTTTTACTCTTCCGAATCCGTCCAGAACAGCCGATACATGCGCTAAATCATCTGGATCGTACTCTACGCCCTGCTCTAATCCATTGAGATATAGAACCTGCACTTTTTCATAGACTCGGTACCAGACTTCGAATATCGCTACTTCGTCACGATTGATGTTTCGATACAGATGATGCCCGTATGACCGTGTATCCACGTCAGACCAGATACCGGTGTGGTGCTGCACTCCACCGTGGACATTCAGCGGCCCCCAGTCGTTATGACGCGAAAAAGAGAAATCGATCAAATCTTCATGACCAGGGAACAATTGTTTAGCTTGAGGCTTATCTACAAAGCGTCGTCTCGCTTGGGCTTCCATATCCCCCATGTCTAATCGACGTGATCGGCGCGTATCAGCAATGATTTCATCGTTAGGAACCCAGTGAACATCCAAAGGCATTCCGACCGGATCATTGCCTTCGTCAAAGCAGAACCACCCATCACCAGATATAAGCATCGACAACACTGCGTCTTGTGAGTTGTCGTTTATGTCATGAAGCCGTGACATTTCATTGATAATGACATTCGTTGCTTCTGCTACGTCCTCGCCCTCATCATCATCTGCTACCGCCTTCCAATCTGTTTGCCGCTGGATCTCCATACCGTTAACAGCATTGATGTGCTGCTGATACAGATTCACCATGTGCGACTGCTGGCCGCGATCATCACGCCAGCGCTTTAATTCTTGGGTTTCCTGATAGCCATCATAATAGGCGAACGCTTCAGCGTCTCCGTGCTTGTCCACTCCGCCGTCATAGGACAGCGTTAGCAGCAATTGACGAAGCGCATCTGAAGGTTGCTTCCAATTCATGATGGCCATCAGGGGTTACCTCTATCGCTTTAAGATGTAAAACATCTTTGTTGGATCATCAGCCAGCATAAGATTCGACTCGAATACTGGATCACCGGCAAACTCGTAACCATCCTCACCGCCTTCTTCTTCAGATGGAACGACACGAGCGGTAACGAAGACACAAAGAGCGCGAGTGTTGATACCTCCAATGGGTGCTGCTAACAAAACGCTATCTTGCGCGTTTTCTTTGCCCGTGATTTGTAATCCAAGCACAGGCTTCCACTTAGACTCTGAATCAGTAGCGATACGAGCCAAGACAGCATCAGTCTGTTTAACTCGACGCGCCAATGGCTTCAACTCTGTTACTTCAGCTTGCAGTGAAGAGTTTTCTGTATTGAGCCGCATGACCTTGTGACGCTCGGCCATGACCATCTGCTTTAACTTATCGGGATCATCTGGCATTAGATCCATTGCCGATTGACCTTCACGGTCATCCTTAGCTTTCTGCATTGCGGTAACAGCACTACCGAGCCGACTACGCCGAGTTGGTCGATCGATATGAGTGTTACTAGCCGCTACTGTTTGATTCGCCTTTACTGCTTTTTGATCCTCGTCGCCATCTTCCTGCGCGTCGTCATAATCTTCGTTGTCAACGTTTTCAGCTGCGTCCTTATCCAGCTCTTCTGCTTTCTGGTTTTCATCTCCAGTGCCAGCGCCAGTACCAGCGCTATTCCCAGATACGGCAGTAGTTTCATCGGCTCCATCAGCGGCTCCATCAAGGTTTTTATCGGGTTCGTTGTTGGTGTTTTGATCGGGTTTGTTGTCTTCCATACAGAATTGCTCTAGTGAATTATTGATTTGGGGTGCTTGGCTCCTGATTATGGTACATACGGCATAAGAACCAGACCGCGTGGGACTTATAGCGCCGCCACTGGTAGTATTAGCGCAACACCAATTAGTAATAGGAGTAGTCTTTTGTTAGTACCAACACACCCAACGCGACCGCAAGAATACCGTGATAGCTGCAATCTTTTTTTGGTGTGGGCCAGTGGCTCCAGTAATCGTCACAGATGCGTTAGTGTGATTTGCTCTTTACACACAGTCATCTTCACCATCACAGAGAAGGAGCGGAGCGTAACCCGCTTCCTGCCTACCTCCAGTTGGTTTTATGGTGGCGGGACCAATAGACGCAACACCGCCCACACAATCAAGGCTATGCGTCGTGAACTACGCGGATTAAATGACTGCACTTTCTCTGAATGGTGTTATCGCCTTGATTTGGAGATGTGCCGACTCTGGGAGCAGCCGCATTGCTATTCGTATGTAACTAGTTGCGGAACTCCTTCGTTTCATTCGATGTATGACGATGGCTTCAACCCCGAAGAATGCGCCTATGAAGAGGCAACGACAGAATGAGCCTTTCATGTGAAATAGATTCCGATTACGGTGATTGCGAGTGGTACTACAACAGCCGATACGAAATTATCAAGTACACCGAAAAACGTGGGCGACGATGTAGAAGCTGTGATGAACTCGTGCGTAATGGTGACGACGGATTGCCGTTCTATCGTTGGCGCGCCCCTCGAACTGAAATTGAGGAGCGCATATATGGTGATGGTGGCGAGATAGAGATAGCAACTTGGTGGTACTGCGATCGCTGCGCCAATCAAGCGATCGCATTGAATGATCTAGGCTTCGTCTGGGAGCTTGGCTCTGACAACATGCAAAATTTGGTTGAGGAATACAAAGTCACTTATCAAGGCGCTAGCGAACCATGTCAGTGAAAAACGGATGGAAACTGAAACGAACCCGACAATGCCAGAAATGCCCTTGGCGTGTAGATGTCGATCCCTATGACATACCGAACGGCTACGACATTGAGAAGCACAAGGCTTTAAAGAAGACCATTTCTGAAGGCCTCGTATCACTGACTTCAGTTGTAGCTATGGCTTGCCATGAAACCCACGACTCGCATTGCATTGGCTGGCTGGCGAATCAGCTCGGGCCAGGGAACAACTTGGGCGTACGAATGGCGCTCAGTAGATGTGAAAACGCCGATCGCATCACTACCATTGGCGTGCAACACGAAACCTTTGAAGCCACACTACCGGAGTAGCGCATGGAAATTACCAATCAGGCTATTAGCCGAATTGTTGTTAGCTACGGCAATATTCATACCTTGGTGCAAGCAGATGACCCTATGGAGAATAACGGCCCAATAATGGCTAATCTGGATATTGATACCGACGCTGTGGTTTCGTTTGATTTGTACGGAGAGAACGGCAAAGTAAAAACGACCTATAACCCACTTCATGTAATAGCTGTGCATTACCTTAACAAGCCATGATGTATCCTGATATTCATTGTTGCGGCTGTGACACTATCGTAAGTGCGCGGCTCACAGATGGCTTGGAAGTCTACCCACGACGAGACGATCTAAAAGACCTACCTTTTTGGCGTTGTGATGATTGCGGCAATTTTGTTGGCTGTCATCACAAGACTGACAACCCAACCAATCCTCTAGGTGTTATTGCAACACCTGAGATTAAAAACGCACGCCGCCACATACATAAGCTTCTCGATCCACTCTGGCAAAGTGGAAGAGTGAAGCGTAAAAAGGTTTACGCCTACTTAACTCGCAGTCTGGGATGGTCCTTTCACACCTCCTCGATTCGAAGCGTAGACGATGCCCGAGTGGTTTACAGGCTGCTACTTGAATTCAAGAAGACGCTGCCATGAGTAGAGGTCAGCCGGAAACACTTGACGACGCCATGATGATTATCATGGCTCTACAGGCGAAGATCGATCAACTAACAATGCAAATAACACAGATGGATCGGGATCGATCTCGCGAACTGGACGAAGAGAACAAACAGCTAATAGAAGAACAAAAAGAAATGGACAAGATAACAGTGCAAGTCATGCAGCTCGCAGATAGAAACGATCAGCTAACCGCCGAAATACGACGGCTCAAAGACGCTAAAGTCTGACCGGCTAAATACTGAAAGCCAACACCGCAACAAACGACGCCACTATGGTTGCGCCAATCAATCCCAAAGCCACTACCGCTACTTTCTTCATTAAAGATTTTTTTTTGCTATAGGACTTCATCACGCCCTCCCCTGTGCAGATGGTCCCACATAGAAACCACGTTGTCCGAGTGCGCTTTGTCGTGGTCACTCTGCAACTTGGCAATCATTTCTTCAGCGCTATTGAATGACACCAAATCGCTATCGCCATCCATTCCGCACTCGAACTCATAGGCAAAGAAATTTCCCTTTGGCCCACAATCAAACGATACGTCGTGCTCACCATAGGTGAGTAGTTGGAACATCTTATTAAGCATTGCCTCTGCGTACCGCTTAGCAATGAATTCTTCTGACGCCCTTACATTGCGAGTGCTTGTGTGCAATCCATCTTTACGAGCCTGATCGCCTAGCTCACTAAGAACATCAGCGTCATGAATACTAGTCATTAAATAATTTGGCATCTTCCTTCTTCCTCTTCTTATCGTCATCAAGAATCTGCGCGATCGATCGGGTATCCCCTGGCGTCACCTTGATTCTTCTGGAGAATCTAGCGTTGCGTTCGCGCATATTACTTCGCAGCGAAGTTGTCTCGCGTTCTTTGCCTAGCGTTGGCGGTATTCTATTTCCCATTTTAGATCTTCTTCAATTGGTCTTTGAAAAACTCCATAAGCTTTTTATCAGCCTCTGGCTACTCAAGGAACATATTAATCATCAGTCTTCCGATTTTATAACGTTGTGAAGGTTGGCTACAGAATCAACCGCATTCCTGCGTGCGTTGTCGATAGCTTCGTGTATTGAGTCTACTAGCGCTTGATAGTATGGGTTAGTCAGCGCTGGTTTATCTTCGAGTAAAGAATCAACCCAGTCATTCAAAACACCTATCTCCATATCAACACTTCCTGCGGGCGTCATCTTGCGCCATGGTGTTGCGCCCAGAGCATAAGCAGCCGCATCAGCGTGATGTGATTCTGGCTCATCCGCTTTTGATCGGGGCGCTACAGCCGAGTCAACGGTGAATGTTTTAATTTCGTTATAACCTTCCTCGAATACATCCGGCGGAGAGAATGATTCATAACCGTTTGGATAGAGAACGTAGTAACCGCCAGCTCTTGGATTGTGCTTATCTATATATTTCTGATCGACAAAAACACAATGCCCGCCCTCACCTTCAAGCATCCACGCGTCTAGTTTGGTTCCATCAACCTCATGTATCATGAGATAGCTCCCTGGCTTATAGATCGCTTCAACCTCCATCGCCTGAACTTGCTTGTGTGATTTGTAGAGCTTCAAGCCATTCTTGTTATTGGTATCGGCCTTAACCTCGCGCTCGTAGATGCTGTCGAATGCCTCTTTTTCCATAAACTCCACGGTTAGCTCCTCATCATCCGGATTCGTGCAAACCACCATGTGTCCAGATATTTTCCCATTCCCAAGAAGATCTTGCACCTGCGGAGTAGGCTCTAAACTGATTGATTCATTCGCCCTAAATCCCTTGCGCAGCTCTAGCAGTCTTTCTGGAGTGCTTAACACCCTGTTCACTCTGAAAGCCTTAATTTTGTTGGAATATGGAAGCCTTAAATCACGCAAGACATACGAGTCAAACGGATTGCCGTTTACATTGATTTTTTTCATAAGAACATGTCCAGTTGATCTTCGTTTGCACCTTGAGGAACCGGCTGCTCTGCCCTGCCTAGCTCCACATCTGGCATAGATGGTTTTTGTGTTGGGTAAACGTCTGTCTTGCCAAGCACGTCATCCGTTAGAAACATGTGCAGCCGACTGTCCTGCATGAAGTTTATCGATCTAAGATCCATTGACGGATCAGCAGCTATCAATCTCAGTGACACTTCAGGCATCTTGCCACTAAGAAAATGGAGCCTGTCACGCGCTTTCTTCATCGAACGGGAATAAGCGCCACTATCTATTCCCTTTTTCATGAAATGATAATGCGGCTCGGCATGCTCCATCACAGCAGCCTTGCGAACCGAGTAACCGAGAAACAACCCGTTCTCTTCATCGTCAACCAACGCGATATTCAAACCACTGTCGAATGAGTTGACACTAGAGAACGATGTCTTAAACGTGTCCTTGGGTTCGTCCCACACCCTGTATCGATTCTGAAAATCAGTCGATAAGACCTCGAACCCTAAGAGGGTTAAATGGTATTGATTCATTTGTTTTACTCCGTGGTGGTCACTTAACCATACATAAAGTTACTACGTGCGTCTGAACTTTTTTCATCCTACTTTTAATACAGACAGCACGACATAAAGGGCTGTTCTGGATACCCTTTAAAACAATTAGGCGAAGCCTTCATCTTGTGTAACGTTCAATCAACTATCAGCAAACATTTCAACAATCCATGTTGAGCTGCCAAAACTCACCCTGCTCAAAGTATTACCACTCTGAGGTTATCCAGTTAACGCTGTTTACAGCCGCCCTCAAGCCTTGATTGGTCGTTACTACTGCTCGATTGGATAAACAATCTTCGATCAGAGTCTATTTTGACGGGCTGGCAACTCTAGGCCTCACAGCTATCGTGCGTCATGACGAGCCATGAACGTTAATAAACGCTACCGAACCTTGAGATATTTAACGGAAGAAGGTATAAAATCTTTACTGACAGAGCCAGTCGGATTGAAGTCGTCAACCCTTCGATTTCTTACCTGATCTTTCCCAAGGCCCGACAAGTGCTGATTACACGTTGTCCGACTGGCTACTGTTATAACTACTTCCCTTAAAAAAAGAAAGCTTCCAGTTACATTTCTATCTGGCTGGCATCAAGGTCTTGCGTTTAGTCTTCCGCTTAGGCCTATCACCGTCATACGCTGTTCCTTCTCCCCATCCACACATCAAATACTCTAGTGCTTCACATACGTGAGAGTAGAAATTCTTCAATGGATCGTCTGCGTACCGCTCATCTGCGCCTTCTTCTTTGCCGACCTTCTTCATGTAGAACTTACCGCGAGCACCACCTCGAATGGTTTTACAGCGCTGGTGGATCTTCAATGCTGGATTGCCCGTCATCGTCAACCGGCTGAATGGCTGAACTACAGACTTTCTTCGCTGCAGGGTGTTATTCCCTGGGACCGGCGCTAGCTTTAATCCGGTAAAACCTTTGGCTCTCATTTCCTGAATAGCCTGCTGCTCGGTCGCTTGACCCTTCTGATTGCCAGATGGATCACACCAGCCAATCACATCAGCCGGATCGATACCCCACTTAGAGACCAGCCAGCGGGCGCACAGCGGTGCAAACACTTCAGCAGACATATCGGTAGAGGTGTACTCATCGAAGATGATGTAGCCCCCATTGCGCTTCTGTCCGAAGCACACAGCCGGAGTTCTGCCAAAGTCCATGCCCATGTAGACCTGATCCCCTTCGATATAGTCTTCAGTCGTTGTATCGTGCAGATCTTGGTTGTAGTTGGGCCAACACGGCACACCGTCGATGTAGCTGCCATAGAGGTTCGCTAGGTTTATCCGTATCCACATCTGCGATTTGCCGTCTTTACTGGCCAACGCAAGCTGATCTGAATAGTAGGTTTTCCCCAGATTGTTGATGTTCTCGGCTTTTGGATTGGTCACCCAACCACCGGCACCATCACTGAAGACGCCCCCTGGCTGATTGAACAATGCCCACATCTTTTCCTGCTCTGGCGTAGGTGCTTCAAATAGCTGATACAGCCAGTGTTCATCATCAAACGAGTTGGTATCGAATATCGCCATGGATCTGTAGCGATTCCCGCGCCCGTCAGCGTCTATGTCGGGCATTTCGGCTACCGGTGGGTATCTACCACCCATACGGCCTAACGCTGTTTGTACGGTCATCCACTTCTGTTCTGAGATCTCATTACCCCAAATGAAGGTGAATTCCGTACCCTTTAGCTTCTTTATCGCCTCATCCACATTTTCTAGTGGCATGAAACGAATCTCACAATGAACCGGTATGTCATCCTCACCCACGAAGTCCATGACGTAGGTAATTGGTGATGTGCTGCGCAGAGTCCCTATCTCGGGATCTGGCATCATCGATAAGAAGTCGGGAATAGTGGTCTTGAGAAGATCTGCTTCGTAGTTTCGGAAGACAAGGGCGCGTGATCGACGCACACCGAACTTGTCTACCTCCATGTCCATAATCATATCCAGCAATTTCGCTGCACATGTTTTGGTTTTGGCTGAACCGAACGGCCCTCGAATGACCGATAGCTTTGCGTCAGATTGGTAGAACGCTTCGCCGACATCCCCATCCGGCCAGAAATCCAGAACGGCTAGATCATCATCACCGTAAATTTCGTCAAGAATTGCTTCGTTGAGTTCTTCATGCCCATAAAGCTTGAAGACTTCCTGTATTTGCTCGTCTGTGTAGGACTGAGCTGGGATGTCAGAGAGTAGACTCATTGCTTCTCCCGACCAACCCAATGCAAAATCTTGTGCTTGGCCCCTACGAAAGTGAAGCAGGTATGTCGTTTGTCCTTGTAGAAAGCCCTGAAATACTGCTCATACAAACCGTTGTCGCCTCGACTCATTCGCTGAATCAAGCCTCCGCGATAGAGAACCGACTCATGAATTTGATCACTCACTTGGCCTAGCCCTCCGCGCGATAAATAATATAGGTGTCTTCGTGTATTCCACTTGTTGTATGTGCCGTCGTCTAATTATCCTGAATTGGTGATTCGTGCTCCAGAATCCTGTCAGCATCAGCCTTATCTCCCAGTCTTGCTGCCAGTTCTTGCTGCATTCTGGTCATTGAGTTCATGCGCAACACCTTAATTCTACGTTTCTCGGACTTTAGAGTAATGGACGAAAGCTTGGGTAATGTGCTGTCCGCTATTCGCAAAGACGCCCGAAATCTCACTTCCGGCTCAATTACCGTGAATGTAGATCCAAAGCAGAACGGGCAAACATCACGTTCACCTTGCGCATGCATGTCCTCAGCGTGCGCTTGACCCTTCCTTCCCCCAGGCCTCTTTCGCTGCAAGAAGGCAAACATGTAAGGGACTGTTCCGTTCTCATCACAGCGAGTACAGGGAACCTTGTCGGTAGCGAACTGGGTCAGCAATTCAAGCGGATCAATACCTTTTTCGCGCAGTCGAGCAGCGATACTCAGGCTCGATTTGTTCTTAGAGCCTAACGGCCTACCTCTTTTTGCTTTAGGTTCAGTCACTTACGCAATGCCGCATTGAAATTCGCTTCTTTATTGGTGGCGGTATATCAACTTTTTTCCCACCCTATCCCATTGATACGCAAGATAAAACATACTTTTAGATAGTAGTAGGTGTCGGGAATTAAATATTATTTTGGGTATCTTGCAAATCCTCTATCTCCATCATCTCGTTAGCCATTGCCTGACTCCTTCGGTCTGCTCGCTTGGAACCTGCCACCGAATACAAAAAAGGGATGCCGCTGATCTAGGGTTTGCTCGCCATTGGAGATAAGACCTAAAAAACTGAGCGCTTGGAGCCGTTCAACTGATTTTTCGTACATGACCTGCTCTTTGAGCCTCCGGCCTGCTGTTGCTGGCATTGTGATTGCGTCGCTCATACAACCCCCTGGTCTTCGTTTCTGGTTTCCCAGTCAGCGACAACGTGCTTGATGAACTGATAACCGGCCTCACATCTGGCGGCTCTTGGTCCTATCTTGTGCTCATGTGGTGATTTTGGCCCTCGGATCTTTTTGCTTTCGATTCGGAGCCGCGCCCGTAACTCAGAGAGAATAGTGAAGTGCTTGGGTAGATTTTCTACCTGATCGCGTGTGAGACCGCCGCTCCAACGTGGTTCCTCTCTATCGGCCATGTGACTGATACAGGCTTCTAAAATAGCGCCCTCAATCGTATCAAGCTGCTGCAAAACTAATTTGAGGAGCTTCTCGTGCTTCTCCTGAACAGGTAAGTCTTCGTATTTTGGTAGGTTTTTCATCATTTACTCCAGTGGTGGTATTTAAGTAGACCTAGTTACCCATTCACTTTTTTCGGTTTTTGTGTGTTAGTTGCCTTGGTGAACGTTTCTAAGGTAGTCGAGTGTGTTGGCGCTAAGGTCTTTCTTCAGGTACAGCGGGTGCGCTGGCTGGCCGTTTGCGTTAACTTTCAAAGCGTCTAGTGTGATTCCTTCACGATTTAGCAGCATTTCTACCCGTTCAGAGCGCTCTTGATGCAATCCGTGGTTACCCCAACCTGCCACTGCATACATTGATTGCCTGGCGTATGTGGATATAACGATATTATTATGCGTGCCTTCTGGTCTAAGGTGCGCCTTCATGACATTTGGATCTGTGGCCCGAAAAGCGAAGATGTTCAGCATGACGAAGGTGCCGCAATCCCATTGCTTCGCGTAGTCGATACACCGCCGGACCGTTGGGTCGTCCTGATTCTCATCTGCAGTTGATGGATTTAGGCAGATAAATGAACAGATCGGCTTCTCCGAATCCCATTGACGCCACAAAGCGTAGCGGTAGCTTTTCCCCAGTGAGAATAACGCCCCCGACTCCTTGGTCCCTTTAACAAGGGTTCTCGGGAGAATGTCGATTTCAACTGGCTGGATGGTGTGCAGGCTCATTAAACGTATACCAACGGTGTGTCTCGCTTGGGTAGTGGGAAGTCTGGATACTGGGCGTGTGTTAGCTGGAAATGTGGTCCGTCTTTGGTGCTCCAGTTCCCACCCCAGACAAATTCCATGTTGAGTTCAGCTGCGGCTGCTTTCACGGCCAGATAGAACAGCTCGTAATACTTCCAATCACGTGTGATTTTGCCATTTTCGTCGTAACAGATGATGTCCAGCGCGTATCCGTAGAGATGTCGGGAGTTGGTTATGGTAGTTGCGCCGGTCTTCATTAGGCTTAGCTGGCCCAATTCGTCACGCAAACCCCCCATCCACGCAATACCCACATCGAACTTGCTGTATTTGGTGAGTGCCACGGTTATTAGCTTGATGATGGCTGGATTGACTCCCTCCATTCGTTCAAGAGATCTCGGCCCCCATGCGTAATTCTTGTTGTAGATAGTGGGGCCGAGTGTTTGCGGTTCTGGAGCCGTGTAGTCTTCTTCGTTAAAGAGGTTCGGGTATTCGTCCAGCTCTGCTGCGAGTCGTTTTTCCTTCGAAGTGACCGGATCTGCTCCCAGATCTACAGTATTCTCGATCGGGTTTTCGAGGTTTTGCGCCGGAGATTCATTGATTTTTGCAGGTGCCGGCCTTTTTATCTTTCTTTGAATCGCTGCTTTTGCCGTTTTGATGGCTTTCGGGTTCACCTCATTAATCATTCTTAGGATTTTCTCACCACCACGAACGCCCGCGTACCCTGTCAGGTACAGACCGCCGAACCCATAAGTGAGCACTCCGAGCGCATCCCAGCGCTGCCATAGCATATCCAGCGGGAGAGAAGATCCCGCCGGTACGTAGTACTGCCATGAACCACTTTCAGCAATGAAGCCAAGCTCTTTGTAAACATCGAAGGTCTTCTTCGTGAGCCAGTAGGTTCCCAAATGGTAGGTGAACATGGTCACGCCGGTTGATAGCGCAATGATGGGCCTCCAAAGACTTGTAGCTTTGGCCTCTACCTGTTTGGTGCCTTCCTTCTCCACCATTACATCAGTAACGCCTTCAACTACTTTGCCGCCACCGCCCAGCAGACCACCCAACGTCGATAGAAGGCCCATTCGATTATTGCTCCTGTATTGGCGTCAGAGCTGCCAACTGACCTTTGTACCGTATTAACAGCGCCCTAATGATCGATCGCTGCACAGACTCAGGGATAGGCTGAATTTCGCCATTGATCGAACACTCCAGCAGGCCTGTGCTGTTCTTGATGTAGTTGAATTCAACGTCTGGTGCTGGTTCCGGCGTGGTAGCACATCCAGCGAGTAGAAGTAAACCGCAAATAAACAGTCTCGTTTTAATCATGCTGTGTCTCCCCTAGTACCTCGTCGGTTGATTTCGGTTTTTGTTTCTGCCTCAAAACAAATGCGTCGGAGCTAGACTGGGTAGGATTTGGATTTATCTCTACAGCTTGGAGAATGAGGCGCTTTTCTAACTGCGTTGTTTCCAACTCCTTTTCCAGCATTTCGCATCTGTCTTTCAGAAACGTGATTTGTTCATCAGCAGCACCCAATGAAGCCTCGCGAACTTCATCACGTTGGCGTTTCAGGCTATCTAAGTATGATTCATCTGATTTTTCGAAACCCTCGATCAACCTTGCTACCGATATCGGAGCGACATTTACTTTCAAGCGGTCTCTTTCCGATCGTAATTCATCCAGCTCCTCGCTCATTTTTCGGTTTTTACTAATCAGGTCCGAAATTTCTATTGATTGTCTTTTGACAAGTGAGCTGGTTCTAAGAATGCCATCCGATTTTTTTCTGCAGTCCTCTACGTGCCTTTCCACTTCGCTTTCCAGATGTCCGCAGCGGCTTAGAGCGCTATTGAGCTTTGAGTTATAAAGCCCGAGAAGATGGGAAAACTGCTTGCGCCCGAGTAAGTACCCAAAAAGGAATATCAGCAGAATGAAGAACATGCCAATTTCGGGCATGTTGGCAATGAATGTGTTGAATTGGTCCAATTGCTCGGACAGGAAAGCCTTGGCTCGATTTTCCATGTGTGGTGGTCTTACTGGTAGCGCTGCGAATTTGCAGAACTACATCCTACATAAAGCGCATAAACCTACAAAGCTTTAACGAGTGTTCATCGCTCCATTAAGTATCGCGTCGCTAATCTTTTCGGTGGTTTCCACCAAATCATCTAGCTTCTCCAGAACTGATTCCATCCGCTGATCCGATCGTGCTTGCGCCAGCTCTTGAGCGCGTTGTCGCTCCTGCATTTCACGCTGCTCTTTTTGAACTTCGCTGATCCGATGATACGCCGCTTCAACACTCTGAATGCTTGCCTTGACCGCAATGCTTTTTGCGTTCTGAGCTAATAACAGCTCTGTCTGATTGGAGTGATTTTTGGAGTCCGATAATCCCGATACTAAATCCTTAATCTCGACTGCTTGTTCCGAGATAGTGAGGCCTTGCGCCTCAACCTTGCTATTGAGGGAACCCCAAGCAGCAGCCAAAGCCAGCAACGGTAGCGCCATCGTCAGTATCGTTTTAAACATCTCTTTAGTGTTTTCTGAAAAATCAGTAAGTAGGTTACTCATTTTAATCTCCATATTCACTATCACTTCTTATAGCCGCTTCAATTTGACATTGAAGGCCAGATTCCGTTCCGGCACTGTGATAGTTTGTTAAACCGCCGGAAGTACCCTGCGTACCAGTAAGCAGCCGCCAGAAACTTGCACGTATCGGTTTGTTGTGTCGGCAGTTGGCGAAGATACACCTAGGAATATTTCGGCGTTGGCTGGAATAATCGCATTAGCCATGCCCTTAGTTTCTTCGCTGAAGAGTCTCGGCCAAACGTCACCATATTCACGCGGACCAACACCACCATTACCATTTACTTCATGAATGATGAAGGTCTCCTGACTGTCGTTGGTTCCGTAAGTGTGTGTCTGGTACCCAAGCACAAAGCCGAACGGATTGGCTCCTGAGTTATTTACTCTATGAACCATAGTAAGGCTAAGCACCTCGACTGGAAATGGAAAGCACAAACCACCCACGTTGTAAGAAAGACTAGTGGCGTCGGCGTTCCCTGCGTCGAAAGTGTTCGACTGATCGACAAAGCCAATAACACCCCAGGTATTTGTTTCGTTGGGGTCCAACAAAAACTGACCGGAGATTTGTATAGGGATCTCTCGAACTAAGTTAAGACGCTCGCCAACGTGTTTGGCGAACGCATTAATCAATAATCTAAATGGATTCATTATACGTTCAGCCCTGCTTCAAATTCAGCAACCAAGTCCAGCGTCAGCAAATCCCCCAGACCTGCGTTTACCTGAGCTTGCGATTTCTGAGCATCTGTAAGTGTCTGAGGACCGGAGAATGCGAGTTGGCCCGCATCAACAGCAGCATTAGCGGCTAGGTTATCGGCTAGATCGCTTAGATCTTGCCCTTCCAGAGCTGCTGCAATAGCCGCTGTGGATGCTGCGCCTGCATCATTGACAGCGGTTTGAATATCCGAATCAATCTTAACGCCCGAGTAAGTCGTAGTTCCACTCGCTGCATTGTCATCTATCTGCAACGAAGCAGATTCATTAGCTGTGATGTCAGCCGTGTTTTTGTTGACTGCAGCAATAACGTTCGTTTCGCCATTAGTAAACCGAGCGGATGCAGTGGATGGCGTCTCTCCAGCAACACCGCCCAGCAATGTCATCAATGCTCGGAACTGCACCAACAGTCGTGCGTTGTACGTTTGAAGTAAGACTTTCAATGGATTCATTGCGCTTCTATTCCTATGTTAAATAATGAAACTAAGTCGGGTAAATCGTTGAGCTGGGTTTGGTTCTGTATCGCTATCTGCTCAATAGCGTCATTTTCCAAGTCAAGAACAGCAATGGCATTCGCATTGTCGGCAGTCTGATTGCTGTCCTGAACAGTAGTAAATACCGTGTTGTTTGGTGAGATTGTCAAGCCCATTATTTAATCTCTTCCTATTAAGACATCAACACAATAAAGCTACCTGACAGTTGATTGTCAGCGTTATTATCATCGTCTCGATTAAATGTGATTTGATTTTGTCCAGTTTTCCTAAACTGGTTACCTGGCATTTCAAATGCAGTTCCACCTAATGAATACCCGCCAGATAAACTGGCAGATAGAATCTGTGACGCTCCATTCACACCAAAAGATACTACGCCATCTTGGTCAATGGTAAAGAGCACATTGTAGTAACGGATTTTACCAACCTGTGTGTACTCACATTCATTAAGATGCACGCTACCCGTAGCTGGTGTCGTGTTCGTCGTAACCGCCCATATTGCCCCAGCCGATTGCATCAGCGTTGCAGCAGCAGTTGCCAGATCTGACACCGTAGTTACAGCGCCATCTTCAATTCTGTAATCATAAGCTTCGTCATACTCTAGTACGTATGCCTTACCTGTTAAATCAGTGTTGGCTACTGTTTCTCCAAAATTACCGCGAGTAGGAAAGAATCGGCGAGAGGTCCAAGCATTGTTGATTGTAAAAACAACACTGATTTCTGAATCACTAACAACAACCTCATTGATAGTCACACCGTTTTGCGTCTTCGTAGCTGTACCGTTTAGGGTGTCTATGTATAGATCAGCATTAGCGCCTTGGTGCCGGACTAAAAAAGTACCTGTAATAGACGCATCGTTTCTAGCAAGTACAATTCTTTGTGGTTGACCAATATTGGTTCCTCCTGCTTGATCGCTCGTTAGTCTGTAATAGCTACTATCGGTAGCTGTCTTATCCATCACAGTAGCTAGCTTGTTATGGATAAATTCAGTTGTCACAGCATTAGCGTCGTCGAATAACTCCCATTCCTGAAGTTTCTTAGTCAATTCAGAATCCCAAACCGGAACGTTTGGTGGCAAAGCATTCCAGTCAAGAGATACGATTTTAAGTACACCAGCATGAGAGGAATGTGCGCTAGCTGCCGTAGTTGCGGCGGCTCCCGCGTAAAGGTTCCACGAGACCGAATCGCCTTCTGAAGTGAAACGGACAGAATGCTCAATATGGAACTCATCTTCCCAAGAGTAAAGCAATACTGGCAAAATCCCAGAATTTATAACGGACACCCCTGTGTCGTTTTTATCTATGTATGAAAACTTAAAGTCGGCATTTCCTGTAGCGCCTATTAGCCGAAGCATTCCGGCTTTAACGTTTGCTAGATCTTTTCTGTACCTAAACGTGACGATTTGCGACTCGTTTGCAATAGGCAAAGGTGCATCACTATTCAAATGCCCTTGAAAAATCGTTGTAGTGTCTTGCGCTACCGCGTACACGTTACCGTCGATAAACTCATACACTAGCGGAGTGACTGAAGAATGTGTACCCGCCGCATCTTTAAAGGCTTTTACAATTGCACGTTCAGAATCCACTATTGCAACGTGCAACGAATCAGCCGAACTGCCCCCGCCAGTGCCGCTGTGGATGAAATACTCCACGCCTTTTTTCAATCCAACCAAGTAAGACTGCGCAGGCTTTAGAGGATCGATGCGAGTAGCTGCCGCCCCATCAAAAACATCAAACCCATTGGCGACTGTACCTATACGCACCCAGGCATCGCCGGAAATTGACTTACCCATAAAATTTATAGAATAGAGCTTCGTCTCGTTAGGTGTATAGGTGCCGTGGTCAAACGTTGCTGGGTTTGAAATAACACCCGAATGACCTCCATTAAATTCTAGCGCTTCAGGTTTTTCACCTGTCTGGTGGTTTAGGTCTAATTCAATAATCTCAAATGATCCCTGCTGGTTTGCAGTAGAACCGGTATCAAGATCAACAGAATAAGCAGGGTATAACTGCCAATGGGTCCATGCAGTATTAGCTGGAAACTTAACAACTGTCGTTACTATTTCTTCTGAAATATCGTTACTGATAATTTCCATTTCAGAGTGCAGCGCTTTGACATCACCTGTGTCTTTTGCAAAAACAAGATCCCTACTACCGCCCACCACTCCAACGCGTAACGCTGCTGTATTTGTTTGTGAGGAATCACGACGCCAAACAATTTTTACGACTCTATCTTGCCCCAATGGCAAATTGCTCGTAAGCAGATAGAATTGCCAGTTGTTTGTATTATCCTGAACAATTACGCTAGGACGGCCCGCCGCTATACTTGCAATAGGCGCATCAATAATGGCCCCGCTATTACTAGAACGGGTCCAGCTGGACATTTGCTTGTAAATGTCACTAGTATCCGAACTAACCAATAGCCAACCAGTTACGCCATTACGAACAAACGTGGCTGTTTCACCATCTTCCAGAGTTTTTGTCTGCGGCTTAAGAACAGTACCGTAAGTAACGACCAAATCACCACCAAGCGAATTGCTTGTAGTAATCAGCCTTTTGGCTCGTCGATGTTGTAGAACGGACTAACAACGCACCAATCAACAGGCTCTGAGTCTCCCGCGCTTAGGCCTACTAAATATTGAGTGCCTTTTTTCAAGTCACGCAAAACTATGCGAGTCTCAAGATTTGTAGGCGTTAACTCGTCCGGCGTCCCTGAAGTATCAACGATTGCATTAGAAGCGCCAGCTTCACCCAGCACAATAAATACGGTGCCGCTGTAAACAGCAGCAGTCTTATGTATCAGAACGAAGTCGCCGTCCTGATTTGGCGTGAATGTTCCGGTAGATGAACCCTCGTACTTTTCGCCAGACGTAGCCCACTGTCGGTCGCTACCGCTCGACTGCTCAAAATTTAGCGTAGTTTCATCAGCGCTTAGCCATAACAGATAATCACCCGCTGGAAAGTCTGTCGCGTTATCAGTGATTGTTGCGATCGATACCGCGTCCCGATCGTTAAATTGCAATGTGGTCAATGCCGGAATAACAGTGACCAAATCATTCAAGTGATTTACACCTTCGCGAACATCAAACCGCAAATAGTTGATTGTCGATAGCTTCAGAAATTCATAAATGCTTTCGCCGTTCTGCTGTATCGATTGCAAGCCTTGAGAAAGGTTATTACCGGCATACTGCAAAGCATTACTGGCAAGAACTGCCGGATGCTGGAAGTCGTCTAGCGTTATCTCCCAATCGGTCCCACGCTTCACCGCCTTCAAGTGGACACCGTTTGTCGCCAGCGTGAGCGGCATAGTTGGCGTAATCCCTTGACCACCGGACACCCACTTGATAGTACCGCCTAAGTCAAGAGTTAGCGGGTAGTCCTGAAGGGTTCCGCAAGCATCAAATATTTCAAAACACTGCCCGTCTTCCAAGCTGTCAGAGCTAATGGTGTGCGCGGCAGTAAATTCAGATGTGGTGTACATACCCATTTGAATTTCACTTGTCGCTGAGTCGAGAACTCTCCAGACTGTCAGTGCCTCTAGCGCGTCCACGTCGCCACCGGACAACCCGCCAAGACCTGTGTTTGTCTGGGGCACATCCACGGATAGCAGCGTTCCCACATCTTCTGAAAAAGCAGTAACACTGTCTGCTTGAACCAAGTGGAGACCTGTCGGCAATAAAAAATACTGCTCTCTCAGGAGTGGTGGAGCTGTGCCAGCATAGAACCAGACATCATCTGGGGAAAGGTTCTCGATGTGCATCGGACTGCCGTGTGGAATCCCTGCTTCTGCATATAAATCTTTTGCAGGAAAACCTCTGTTAAGCATTACAGTCATTGCTGGCGTCGCTCATTTAATAACAATCAAACGACGATAGAGCAAATGTCATTGTAAATGACTAACGCGGAACGCTAATCAATGGCTGATAGCGGGTTTCCCTACCCGCTACGCACGCACCACTTCACTTAGTGGTTTTTGCAGGCTTCTTGGTTGCTTTAAACCTGCTGATTTTTACTTCGTCATCACAAGCAATCGTCAACTGGCACAGTTCCCGTCTGCTACGTGAGTTATTAACAACGATCTCAACAGATGAGCCATCAGGCATTCCTAAAACAACACCCTCTCCGGCCTTCTTGCCTTCTGTCCAAGCCATTACATCGGTATCCCGTCGTCAGAGCCGTCATCCTTGCCGAAGAACTCTTCAGCCATTCGCGCTGTTTCTTCCGCTGTGTGTTCCGGCTCTGCACCTGCTGGAGCTGGAATCTCCGCCTCCGATTCTGGTTGCTGCTGGTTTTGCCGTTCGACTGGCTGGCTCTCCTGCTGAACCGGCTGGCTTTCCATTGGCTTACCACCGCTGAAAAAATACATATCGTAGACAATGATTTTAGTGGCGTATTGCTTCACGCCGTCCTTCTCCCACTGCTCGTATTGTATTTTCCCATCTATCGCAACCTCTGCACCCTTCTTGCAGTATTCAGCAGCTATTTCCGCTAGTCGCCGATGGCATTCGCAGTTGTGCCATTGAGTAGGCGTCTCTCTCTTTTCGCCTGTTCTCGCATCCAAGTAGCGTTCACTAGTTGCGACTGCAATATTGCAATAGGGATCACCGCTAGGAAAATGCTTTAGCTCAACGTCTCGGCCAACGTTACCAATAATTGATACTCGGTTCTTACTCTTCATCTTCTTCTCCACTAGCCGTAATTGCTTCTGCAATCTGGTCAAGTAAATGACCGATAGTGGCATTCATGACCTGACCTTTCTCGCTCACCGCTACTGGTGTTGTAGGCAGGCTCAAATACCACTCCTGAAACAGCTCTTGATCGGCCAAAAATGGATCAGGTTTTTCATCACCTTCTGTTGTGACATGCTCGCCCATAGAAACAGCGGGAACGCCATCTTCCTGAACACGCTGGGGCTTCACTCTGGTAGGGACAGCAATCGACTCTACCTCTTCAGCCGCTTTGTTGGCTTCCAGCTCATCGTTAACGAAGTTTTCACGCTTTTGCGTAATGGCCGCGACCGCTTTCTCTACTGAAGCCTTAGCGTTCTCTTCAAACTCGTCGTAGTCTTCAGTCTCAATAGCGTCGAGCTGCAATAGTGCTTTGTCACAAGCTGCAATGTCTATTGCCGCGTCTACCTTCGCGTCGATTCTGGCAATCTTATTTTTGAGCCTATCAATACGGGCATTCTCTCTATCGTCCTTTTCCTTTTGCACCGCAGCTTCACGCTCGGCTATCTCGTCTTTCTGACGTTTCAATGCAGCCCGCTCTTCTGCTTGCTTGTCTGCGATACGCTGCTGTTCTGCTTCCTTATCAGCCAATCGCTGCGCCTCTGCCGCTTGGCGCTCTAGCAATGCTTTCTTTGCATTCAGCGATTCGCGCATGGTGTCCAATGCAACAGCCGCTTCATCCTCGAACTCTTCGAATGATTCAGGCGTCATGTTGTGAAAGCGGTTAAGCAGTTCATCAACCTGCGCCAGTGTTCCTGCATTGTTAGACGCGGAGTTTATTTCGTTCAGGTTCTTCTTGTGTTCAGCAATACGGGCAATGTCCCGCTCCTTCGCTTCCTGCGCCAGTCTCTTAGCCTCATCGTCGATAGCTTTAATGCGATCGCGCAATCCCTGTTCGACCTTTTCGATACGCTCGTAGGTTTTTTCAAACTTCGCTTTTAATTCTGCCAGTTTGTCTTTGAGGGTTTTAGTTTTACCCTTCAGAATTTTGTCGCAACTGGTGCGCATCGTGACTATCTTACTTTTTAAAGCTCTGGCTTCTTTGAGTTCTTCTTCATTGGTCAAATCGAATCCATCGATTTTTTCCTGCATGTCCTCGAACTTCTTGAGACTCGTTTCTAGTGACGCTTCATCATCGATAGGCTTCCCGTCGAGTGTGTTCGCTTCTTTATTTTTTGCAGCTTCTTTAGTCATTTGTCTTCTCCGGCTCTGGCTTTTTCAAGTTTCATGATTCGGCGCATGAAAATCGCCTTGTGTTTTTTAACTGTCGCAATGCGATCCATCATGACCGCAATAAACGCATGGTCGCGTTTGATAACGACGTGGTGAAATCGCATCCACTCATACTCTGCTTCAGGGTTGTAGTTTCCTGTATGCCATTCATCCAGCTCACAAAGCACGATCCCAAGCTGGATTTGACAGTAACGATCGAAGTCAAGCTTCAATAGCGATTGGTTGTCCACAATAAATAACTGGCGTGTGTGCTCCAAAGGGCCGCGACACTTGGCCTCGCCACCAGCTTCAATCAACTCCATTTCATTCAATGCAACACCGTCTGGAGTTATACCCATGCCATCACGATTGATATGGATTTGATCGTCGCCTGTCTTGCTGAACACGTAACCCGACGCCTCTGATAAAAGCCTCATGCACTCCGGCTCGCGTGCGTTGCCGTTCTCGATCGCCTTGTTGCCTTCTCCTGAATATCCCCGTATCTCTTCAGTTGAGTACAACTCTTCACAAGCCAGCTTTTCCGCGTATGTAATTAGCCCAGGGTTCGGCTGATCGAATTTCCACGCTTCCATGGCTGCGGCAATATCCTTGCCGGTAACACTGTCATCATCCAATAGGGACTTTGCGTCACCAACTAGCAATTTCTTACCATCCGAAGCATCAATTATATTGTAAATATCTTGCCTGCAATCTGGCCGCTTTTTCTCCCATCCGGTCATGATGCAATGAACAGCAGAGCCGGTAACGCTTCCTCTGCGCTGCTGAATTATGTTGTCTGGTAATGACATTGGTTTACTCCCAGTGATAGGTTTGTGGTGGATTAAGAATTTTTACGGAATAATACAAAGATGTTCCCGCTGAAGCTGAAATAACTACAGCCAATACGATTAGAGCTAGCATGTCTTTTGCTCTTCGTTTCATTGGCTAACCGTTGTGGACTCGCCTTCTAACGCCTCGTACTGCGCAAGATCCAGCATCCTTTTCTTTTGTTCTGGCGTTAGTCTCTTATTACTAGCAACCTGCATCATGATATTTCCAGCCTTGTACTTCCCAGACTTAACAGCATTAACCCACTGCGGGTAAAGCTCATCAAACTTTTCATCTGAATAGGTCTCGGCTTCTTGCGCTGATGCTTGCTGATGTCCAATTTCATAGTCATTAGCAATGCCCATTGCTCTGCTGAACTCAGTTGCAATCGTCAAATCAATAGGCATTTTGCTAGCAACTGACTTAATGGCTTTGCCAATCATCATGCCTTCGTGCCACTTCTGATAGGGGCTATGCTTGCTGTCTTTAGCTGGTGACATGCCGCGAATCTTCTCTAGCATTGCACGAGTGACCCAGCGCTTTATTACTTCGTCTTTGCCCTTCTCTTTGTAGGAGACAATCACGCCTCTAAGGTTCTCCTTCGCCCACTGGTCATTCTGTGATGGACGATCGCCTAAAAACATTTTGAATTTGAACACTGCGTCGTGCCCTGACCCATCGATAGAGAACTCGTCGCACGCATAAACAGCGTCGGCTAGTATGCTCCAGCCAGCACGACTGGCCAACATCTGCCAACCTTTGTAGCCGTAATCAAGCTGCGCTTCATTGCCATACTTGACGATATATCCTTGACCACCTTCTAACGGGAGGTTTATCGATAGCGCCTGCAAGCCAACCTTGATGATTGATATGGGAGTGCATTTCGCCAGCATTTCATTATTGGTGCAGAGAGTTAGCATCCGCGTTCGCCACACTTGCATTTTGTGTGGGTCGTTTTGAAGCATTGCTCTTATCTGGTCTTGCGTCTCCTCAAGCTCGATAACAGCTAGCGCTGTTTCCTCTCTTGATTCCGTTATTTCATTACTAGTCACTGTGTTAACTCCTAAACATTACATTGGTGGTGGGAGCTTCTGGTGAAGCCCTAAATACTTCTAACTCTAGCCTGTGCTTTTCGCAGAGACCGTCTTCATGAAGATTGATAAACTTTCGAGGTGTTCTGTAGCTGTAGACACTCACACCCTCACCTCTCGCTCTGTCCCCACTGAAGGCTAATTCAGGGTGCCGCTCTAATTCGGCCTGATCTGTAGTGCCAAACAAAGCCTTTATTTCTGACTGCATTAAATTATTCATAGTGTCTCTTGTGTTCTTCCGGTATCTCTTACAAACATTTTCCATGCCACTATTTCACGGGCTACTGTCAAGTAGTAATCATGGTCTTCGTCATCAAAGGAGTGTTTGTCGTTACCGTTCAAATCTGGATAGGTGAGCATGATGCTTCGCGTGTCTCTACCGCTAGGGACCATCCGGTCAGAGTGAAGAAATGAAGCAACAGAACCATAGCGACGGCGATCATTATTGATCGCCGCCATAATCTCACTGTGCGAAGCCTGCTCAAATAACTCCAGCTTGGATAGCTGGCTAGCTTTGCTATGGCTTTCTCTCATAGCGTCAACATGCTGGTTGGATTCCTTCACTCGCTGCTTCTCCCGCGTCGTTCAAGGTGTTTGTATTTTACATACTGCCGCATGGATTGCAACGGCATATCGTATTTTTTTTCAACCTATTTATTTTTGGTGTGATAGAGTGCTGCCCATGGTCACTAATTCAGTGACGCTACAAGTCACCTGCGACATGCCGCGTTTTTTATCAGTTAAGAAGGCCTCAGTAGATATTCCTTTCGCTAAGGCTCATAAATTATCACCGAGTGAGAGTGTCGTGATGGGTTATTTCGCCACTTACTACGCGCTGGCGAAGAAAGACAGTAACATGACCCACCCCCGCCAGAAGCGACTGGTCCGTTTCGTTTACGCACATGTACTGCGTGACTTAGAAGGTCTCTTTAATCACAAGCAGAGCATCGTTCGGATTCTCCGGTCGCTAGAGGAAAAGACGCTGATAGAAAGATATTCCGATGTTCGTGAGTCGTATTTCAGCTTGACACCGAAGTCCATGGAATACCTGCTTTGAAAGATCCCCGCCACTAGGACGGGGCTTCCAATCCTGATAAGGCCACCACGCTTTAATCAGGAATTCCGCAAATCTGATTGGAGTAGATCGTTTGCAGATAGCACAAGCGGTTAGATTGCCCAACCGCTCCACAATCATACACAAAGCCTTAACTTTTTATCAACAGTAGAGAAAGCTAACCATGAAATTCAAAAAAATATTTGCGATCGCACTGGCTCTGAGCGTTACAGCCTGCGCTAATTCCCTGCCAGCGGAAGATACCGACGATGTAACGGCATTTAAACAAATCTGGATCAACGACGTTGCTTCGCTCTCCTTCGATCAGAAGGCCTTCATGTGCGAACGCTTCGAAAACGGTTCGTCTACTGACTTCTTTTCATTGACTGTTTTCGTTGATGGCACCGGTTATCACTCGACACTGGGCGAATTGTCGTGGAAGTATTCTGATAACACACTGCCCGCTGTAAACCTGTTCTATGGAAACGATCAAGGTGTTGAGTATGTCGAAGATGTTTCTGTAGACGAAAGCGGGTCCGCGCTCGAATTTACTTCGTACCTCTTTCCCAATCGACATGGGTTTAATGAATGTGTCCGAGTCCACTAAGCCTGACAGTAAAAAGTATGGCAATTGCGATAATGAATTTAAGTTGCAATGCCTCGCCCGTCAGATATGCGAATGGAACTTGGCCTATCGAAGGAAGTTTCTCGAAAAGCATTTAAAAATCCATGGCAAGAAAGCAAACGACGAGCTGAAGGAGTTAGTCACAATAGAACATGAGCGGCGACGAAACATAGTCGCCGATTCAAGAGCTGCGATCGCACAGCAGCTAAAAAAATAACCACCACCAATACACCGGAGTTAGTAATGAGAAAAGGCGAGCCAGCAGTTCAACTGCCCGACATCGATCGAGACCCCGACGAGTCTGCGCGTGATAGATCGATACGCTTATCCACGATGGAAATCAAATCCGTCACAGACAAGAACCCTGGCAAGAGCAGCCGGAAGGTTGATATGAGAACTTCAGCCAAACGTAAATTTGACGTGTCAAATTACGCCATCAAGATCGGCACTCGATTTGCACACTGGGAAGTCGCTGGGGCACCAATTGAATATCAAGACAGATCTTGTCGGAAAAAAGCCCTCATCCCCTGCGTATGTCGTGGAGTTAATGGACTGGGCCAGTATTGCGGCTTAAAATTCAACGTCAACCACCGTGACCTCAGAGACCGCCGAACATCTGGGTGCAAGACCTGTGGTCGGAGATTGATATTCGCTTTAAAGAAACTAGGGCTAGATACAAAGGACGGTGATGTACTAGACAGTCACGCACTAGAACACGAGAACAAATATGCCAAGAAAAGCCCGACCGACACAGAACGAAATAGCTCGAATACAAGCACGAATGGCAGGAACTCTGGAGCCGGTAAAGATGACCCCGCTGGAGTCGGATTTTCAACAGCAGTTGTTACAGCATAAGATCCCCGAACCACGCTCGGAGTATCTATTTCACCCATTACGCCAATGGCGATTGGATTTTGCTTGGCCCTCTATTAAGCTGGGAGTCGAGCTAGACGGTTTGGTCGCTAATGGTGTTGGCGGTCATCAAACTATTGACGGTGTCAACAAAGACTGCCAGAAGCTCTCTGAGGCGATCAAATTGGATTGGCGTGTATTCCGCTTCACTAGGTCCATGGTGGACTCTGGAGAGGCCTGTGACGCTGTCTTGTGGGTGTTGGCGTCACAAGGCCTTTATAACGTTTAATACCAGCCGCTTGCTAGCGCGTACTCCTCTTCATTGTTCACTGAATAAGCCGGAATACTCGCTAGAGCGGCTATTGCCTCATTGCGAACGCTGTCCCGCGTTAGTGACGTGTCCTGCCAGTCGCAGTTTGTATACGTGATATTTTCAGCAGGCCAGCCCCATGCAAATGACGAATCAGAGGTTCTGGCGCTAAGCGCATCTTGCGTGCCTGTAAATCCGTTATCGTCAACGTACCAGTAGCAATTTGCATTCGCAATTTCGTTGTTGTCAAAATTGGTTGCTTTTGGATTACTCGCGGATCGGAAATCAAAAATGTACGCCGGCACACCCCCGCTTGATTCGAATCTGGCTGGGGATTGCGCGCCTTGAAATCCTTTAATATTGGTAATTAGCGTATCAGAACCGCCTGAAATGGCAGTTAGCTTGTTAGCACCATCAACACCCCAGCAATTATCTACTAGATGGTCGCCGTGCGCCTGATTGTTCGTGTCGAATCCATCCACGATAAAACATGAACCATTAGCTCCATGGCCTCGCTCGAAGAAGACATTGCGCATTGTATGCTTACGACCGGCACTGGTCGTATAGCAGGAAAACATATTGAAACCGTCAATAGAGCCGCCCGATCGAAGGTCGTCTGTGGGATGTCCGTGACCGTAACAATTTTCTATAAGAGCGGCTCGACCACCCAAGTCACCTTCTTCCTGCATTAGCACGCAATGGCGGTAAGGCCTTGCAAAAGCGCAATTAAGCACATGTGTTCCATCTGCGCGATAGGTATAAATTTGATGCGTAGTACCAAAGAAATTGCAACCTTCAATCGTTATGTTTGTGCATGTCTGGTCAACAAACAAAGCGGCCAGTTGCGTTCCATTGCTCCTGCCGTCAAAATATTGCTGAGATGCATGCGGTGCCCAGAAAACACAATTTCTAATGATGCAGTTGGTTGCGTTCTCAATTCTAATAGCTCCATTGCGAGCGCCGCCACCGATAATTATGATTGTGTTTTCTAATAGAACTTGGCTCTCTGCTGGTGATCCAGATGTGCCGCCTAAAACAGTCTGACTATTTTCTGTGATCGTAGTGAATCCCGTTGTAGGGCTTATCGTCCCTACGCCGTTAAACCGTGACTGGTTAGCAGCAATAGTCCCAGTCCACGCGGTCATCACGTAATGGGTTCGTGTTTGAATCCCCCCAGTCTGCCCGACCAGCTCGATATAGAGTGTCGAACCATCAATAGGCAACATAGTCTGCGTAAACGTGCCTGTCGTGACAAAGCCGCTACCGCTATCAATTTTATTCGCATAGTTATAACCACCCAACCCATCACTGGTTCGATTCTTCCATGTCGTCAACCAATACTCTGTATCGGGTCCGGTCCAAGTAAAAGTTTGTGATGTTCCTGTGAGCGTCGTACCGTCAACGGGAGAAATGGAAACAGCAGAGGAGCCGCTATTCGCGACGGTTAAACTGGTGGAAGATATTTGTTTGCTAATTAATTGCATGTTATTTTCTGCCTGCCTTGATGCTAATTCGCTTTGTAGTTTCTTTGCCGTCTTTAAAGAAGCCTCTAGCTGAGCTACCAAAGAATCGACAATCATGTAGCAGAATAACCAGCGCTAACGCTAGGAGCCATTATTAGCTCTGCTACTGTAGCCCCTTCTAGGACTCGGTACTCTTGAGTTGATCCAGCTTCACGCACAAGTAAACCTTCGCGGTAAAGATGGGCCGCTTGGGGGTCGTGCAAATACGATCCGTTAGAAGCCAAAACCCAAGCCGACCTCCCAGACAACGTGCTTTCGGGGCTAATGCTCAGACCTGGGTTTTCGGTGTCTGCGTACAATTTATAAACCGCATTACCCGAATCCCATAAAACTTCGCTGCGGGTGTTATTTTGCCCCCAATACGGGGTATCTGGAGAGAATAAATCACCAGCATCAGACAATGAAAGAACGCCCATTAGCAACCTCCTAGATAGAATTGTAAGCAGAGCTTCCGGACGGCGCTGCTTGCAAAGCAGTTACAGAAGAACGATCTGCTACACGATAAAGAACTCCTGAATGACGAATTATCTGCCCTATCTGGTACAGATGCGAGACATCTGGATCATGTTCATAGACGCCAGCGATAGGCAGCAGCCATTGATCCGGAGCGTTGACTGTGTCAGAAGGATCTTGTGCAAGATCTGTGGCGGCTGGTGTTTGTAATATTCGATAAATCAACGAACCCGTATCAAACAGAACAGTTCCAGATGTGTTGCTAGGCGACCAATATGGCGCGTCGTAATTGCAGCCAAATACGCCTGCGAACTCAGATGTAATACGTCTCTGAATCAGCGGCAACATAAGCTGCGCAATGTTGTATTGAGAACCAGACAGTGAGCCTGTCACATAGTCGTCATAATGGACCTCATCCTCTCTCGACTGCCCCGCACCTGAAACCAAGCTTACTTCAGGATACTTTCCGGCTATGGCCTGCTGAACGCGCTGAACTTCTGCAAGCGGCGCGTCCTGCGATGACAGATAGTTAGAGTGCGACGTGTCATAACTCGTCTCAAGTAAAACAACACTCATAACCATTCCGTATGTATTGAACACATACCGAATTGAATCAACAATAAACCGCTCGAAGTGCGCCTCATAACCACCGGCTGTAGCGTCGTTTGGAAATGCGATAGTTTGTCGTTCGCCTTGCGACCAGAACAATGTGAACGAACGCCGATCGGCTGCTAAAGGCACAGCCGAAAATGCGTCATCAATCGCTTGAATATAGCTGGGCCACATCGTGCCACGGACGCCTTGCGAATTCGTCCATTCGGTTATCGGCTGACCACCTAAATTATCTTGAGTGATTGCGTGGGCGTAGCCTTCTTGACTCAAAGAATCAATTATCGCCTGTTGTAGAAAGCTGTCGGCATTCGATTGGCCTGCCAACGTTCCCAGATCTTGTAACAACATGCTGATTTTCCCTTAGAAACGCATTGCGACTGCTGGGCGCACATAGGCTTCGATAACATTTGAAACCATACTCCCAGAAGGGGCCATCTTGAATCGGTACTGACCGGCGTAGCTCTTCCCTGGAGTCGTGCTCCTATACTCACGGTATGAACCTTGAGAAGCCGCAATGCCATTATTGGTTATAACAGCCACGCTTCCTGTGTGAGCATGCAGCCAGTCCCATACACCGCCCGTCGCAGCGGGATCTGCTAATACACCCCCGTCACCATCTGGCGCGCTTACAACTTCCGTTATCACCGGCCCTGGAGACGTGATTAGACCACCCAGCGTCAGATAACGATTGCTCGAATTACTTCCAACTCGATAAATTTCCAAAGCAGAATCAACCGTAGCGCCAGCCGAAAGAGCAAATCCCGACGTTGGCGGTTCATCAGTAAACACGCCTTCAAATCCACCAACTGCATTGGTTTGTGGGTTCGCAATAGAATTCCAAGGCGTAGCCGGACTAAACACACCTGAGGCGTTGTCCCCTGAGAGGAATTCAATCACTCCCAAAATTTTGCTATCGCTATTACCATCAACTTCTACGGTAAGGACCAAGTCCGTTTCTGTTGCTGTTTGCACCGAACGAGAAACCAATCCAAATGTATGTTCTGCCGTATATTTGCCCGATACTGCAGCAACAAATCCGGCCTTATTAAACCTAATATTTCCACCATTGGAAATGGTAGATCCCGTTTCCCAAAATTGCCTTGAAGAAGCAGTTCCAACGGTTGATAAATCTGTTCCCACCGGAACCGATCCAGAGTTGTACACTTCCGTTCCAGCATCAGTGATGCTGACGACGATGCCACTTGTTGCCGCCGCGCCCTGAGAGTCCAGCAGCGAAGTTACATCTACATCCCAATAACCAACAAAATCGGGATCTGGATTACTTACGTCGTCATACGCAATGTAGTTAGCTTCCGATAACTCCACCATGCCACTTCCGCCACCAGATCCGCCGCCAGACACGCCGCCAGAACAGTGCATAGTGCCATCGGCATCGCTAAAGCAGATCATGTCAACACCCTCTGCTGCGTTCTCATAGGTGTAAATTTGGTTCTGGATATGTCCAGCAAAACTTGCAAGCCCTTCAACATAATCTTTTACTTCCAATTCAGTTGGCGTCCCTGGAGACGCGAAGGCTGCTGCCGAAATTGGCACAGATGGACCTACTAGATTTTCGCCGCAGTAGGCCAGCATTTGTGTCAAAGTCTGGTTTGCCGCCCAATCACCTGCAACGCCGCCCGCAGAGTCAACTTGCAACTGTATTGCCATATTAGCTGCATAGGTAATGCCATCAACAATCACTCCGTCGTCTCTAATCCAGAGCCAATCTCCTGCCACCCCAGAAGGCGACGTATACGGACTGTCGGCGGTCTGGATGCCTGTGTCTTTGCCTATGTTCTTGCCAGCAATGCTATTACCACCAGACAAGAGATCGCCAAGTGAAGTTAGTGAATTAACAGCCATTAGAATGAATCCTCTTTTATCAAATAGGCGTGTAAGCAACCGACATGTGATCGGCGCTTACAATAAGATTATGTTATTTCTGAGTCGTTATAGGTGATCTTTCGAATTTGCTGCCAACGTGTAGATGACACTTTACGCAAAGTGTATTCGCCTGCAACATTGGTCACTAACGCACCGTCAGAAACATCAACCTCGCCTTTTTGGTTGTAAATCTGCTCGTTAGATCCATCACCAAACGAGACTGTTAGCGTATTTCCAGATGTGAATTTGGCTACAGCATGGGTAATCTGATAACCGACTGGCAGGTTTTCAGCATAGATCATTTCTAAGGAATCAGTTTCCAGATCGAAATCTTGATGAACTGACATCTCTGGCAAATCAGCCGCAGTAAAAGTTGTGTCTGCTGTGACATTTTGCCACTCGCGCCGATCAGCAAGACGCCAGCTATTATCCGCTTGCCTATTCCATCGTCCGTAATTTCCATCCAAATCCGTGACGAACCAGCTTATAACGTAATTAGGTGCAGCATCTCTTTCAACTAATGATCCATAACCCGAAATTGAATCTACACGCGCCCAGTCGCCATTACCATCACGAACCCACTTTCCATAGTTAACGCCCGCCTGCGTGACAAAAAACTCCAAGATGGTTGCGGCTTGACCATCTCGCTGCGCGGTCGTGCCTGTCGGCGTTCCACCGCCGGTACTAACTCTCTGCCACGCGCCACCGCTATCACGAACGTGCAACCCGTAATCACCTGCTGGGCTGGTAACGAAAAATTCTAGCGTTGTGGCTGGCTCCGCATCTCGCTGAGCGGTCGTGCCTGAAGGTGTAGACCCTGTGTTTACACCTGTAGGAACCTTCACCCACGAATCATCCTCCAGTCGTGTCCACAAACCGTTGGCTGCGCCCGCATCCGTAACGTTGAATTGCCTTACCGAAACATCTTCAGAATCACGTTCAGCCTCCGTGCCTGACGGAATGCCGTCATTTACCGGTTGCTTTACCCAGTCATCGTTTTCATCCCTAACCCAGACACCATGGTCCGCGCCAGCATCGGTAACAAAAAATTGCTTCACACCCGTTGCCGCAGAATCGCGTTGAGCCGCGCTTCCGAAAGGGACTCCGTCATTGAAACCTATTCGCTGCCATACGTTCGCGCCATCACGAACATACAGGCCATGATTCGCAACAGGAGCCGTAACCATAAACTGCTTAACGCCCGTCGAAGAAGCGTCACGCTGCGCCAAAGACCCTTCAGGGATGCCATCAATAGTCGATACTAACGCCCACGAATCATCCTCCAGCCGCGTCCACAAACCGTTGGCTGCGCCCACATCCGTAACGTTGAATTGCCGAATTGTTGTAGATAGCGCATCACGTTCTGCCTCCGTACCGGAGCCAATGCCACGAGACTTTGTGCGAGGATCGTCCAGAACCCAATTTCCAGGGGTCCCCTGAGCTGTGCCATCAACAGTGCAGCGATACGAAGTGCCGGCAGGAACTATTACCGTATTAAATGTCCCGCCATTAACAAATGTAACCCACTCATTACGATTCGCTGGTGGAAAATTTCCAGCGATAGCAGTAATTTCGCCTATAAATTTGTCATCATCTTCGGCTTCCTGACTTTGATCTATCAACGCTTGAACCGCAGCTGAATCCAGACCATTTCCGCTGGATTCTAAGACCCAATCGGCTGTTGCCAATCCCGATCCTGACACCGGATCTGCTGTCGGATTACCTGCGATACCGCTGCCCTTATCGCTGTTTAGGCGATAAAATCTACTATCCGATCCTATAACCAGATCGCCAACAGACCAAACCCCCTGCTGCGCAAGTGGCAATTGCCAACGCAACAAAAGGTCATCAAGCGCCAACACGTCAAGCGGAGATGCCGAGCCATTACCGCTCAACCGGAAACCTTGCGATTGGCCAACAGATGAAATCGTTGATGGATTGTTTTCTTTTGACGTTGGCACCGCCGCTGTCAATGACAGCGTTACAGGCTGTGCTCCAGCGCTGATTATCAGCCATTGGTATTCCATATTTGCAAGAAACGTCATGCGGTGAGTGATCGTCTCGGTTACAACATCACCGATATTCGCCCATGCACCGCCATTCACCTTGCGTCTCTGCTGAGTAACTACTGAAGCCCCAGATGGATTGTTTAACGTGACGATTTGATCGTCCCCGTATCCAGTCACGCTTTCCGAGGCTCCGGCAATGGAACCATCCGACATGGACTGAGAAGTAAACCGATTTGTTCGTGGGTATGCTGATAGTCTCATGATCTTAATTTACTCACTGGCCTTAGAAGGCGACCGCCATCCGTTTTAAAGACTGGTTCGCCGTTATATATGATTTGGTTATAACCTTCGACCACTGTTTGATTAGTAATCTTTCCGAGCGGAGAAGCTATACCGCTACCGGAGTTGCCGGTTATGTCGTTTGGATATGGCTGAAACCCATTCGGGTATTTGCCATCTGGATCAGGGAACCCGCTACCGCCCGTCTCTAGGCCTGCAAACTGATAGCACTTGATGTGCGCCACATCCATGTACATCGGGTACTCTTCGTTGGTAGACGCAGCATCAGGAGCGAAATACTCCATGTCAGCGACAAAGCCACCATCCACCGCGTTCGTTATAAAGATCTGTAGAGCGTTAAGAATTCCACCTTTAGTGTGAAAGTCTGGGCTACACAAACACCCACAAATGTATTTGAATTTTCCGTCTGGCGTTCTCTCGTGCCACGTCATGCTGTCCGCTGGGAATCCGTGCGGGTTTCCTTCATGCCAATAACTTACACGCGTGTCGTGCCACTTAGTTGAATCGACATAATTGGGATCGTCAATACCTATTAGCGCCTGGTGCTGCTGCTTATCAGCAGCGGTCCATTCGGGATGGTCTTGAACTGGCTCTAAGTCATTAAGCTCTGCGTAGTTGAGCATAGAAAAAGCTGGATCTCTCCCACCGATCGGCCTGTGCGTGTTATAGAACGGAGTTGTATTAGCTGGCACTTCTTTAATGTCGCCTTCCGCGTCTTTCAGATGTTGCGGGTATTCACGGTCGCCAGTCTCTCTCTGTCCAGGGAAATTAAAGGCTGATTGGAACTGTCGCTTATGATCGGAGAACCGCCAGCGAAGATCCCAGTATCCATACTCTTGCGCAAAAATTCCGTTAGTAGAAAGCATTGATGTGCAAAACGGAAGCCGTCGAAGCAGCGTCATCGAGCCACCGACAAACACACCTTCTGGCATGGTCTCAAAGTAGACAGTATGCGCAGACGTTGCATTTGGATTAAATGGATAAACGTCTTCGCCATCTGGATGCGCACCAGTTCGCTGATCTGTTTCTGGAGAATCCACAATGCCGGTATAACGATAATCGACACCATCCTTAGTCATGAATCCATAGTCGTATTCATGGACCTTGAAAGAATCCATTGTTCGATAAATATCGTTAGTCAATTGGTCTCGAAGGTTGCGACCAAATCCGACATGCTCGCCAATGTCATAGATAGGTAAGCCTTGATTATCTAATCCGGTAGTCTTCCGTTTTCGATAATATTTCTTACCTTCAAAAGTGATTGTTCTTGCCGCTTCATTTATTTCAAGAATTACAAAATCTTCTTGAACCGCTCTAACCTTATCGGCTACAGAAGCAGGTGTTCTAACTGCCTTTATTCGCGCATAGTCCCATCCAGCATCTTCATCTTGCTCAACGGAAACCAGATCCCCTAAACCCAACTCCTCCCAATCTTGCCGCCAAATGATCGCCGACATTTCTTCATTGATATTGGTTTGGTATGCGGGAGACTGAGGAGTTATCTTGACCGGCTTAACGACACCATTTTCATCAGGCATCGTCATCTGGAACGAACGACTATCACCTTGATCTAGCGCTGGGTTCTCTTCATTGGCAAACGCTAACCATTGAAAGCAATGGTGTTGGAATTTCTGCCAGTCCAGACCGTTCTGGTCTTTGCCATCGTGATACTTGAAGTTGCTGTCGAAGGTTTGGATAGCCTGAACATTCTCAGGCCAATCTTCCCCATGCTGGAAGACTGAGCGACTCATACCGCGTAAAGCCCTTGTTCGCCAGTAGGCACCACCAAGTCATCTTCATCCTGCGCAATGATCTTATCGACATCGACACCCAGCGTTATTCCATAAACCTGTAGTGACGAATCATTAGCTGCCCATAGGTTAGGAACATCTACCCAATCCCAGTCGGTATTGTTTACGGTAACAACACTGAGAATACCCTGCCCATGCGACGCGATCGCAAATTGCGAGCCTGGGATGTCGGCCTTGCAGCGGACGCGGATTCTTCGATCAGATGAACTTACTTCTCTGTTGGTGTAAACGGATCTAGCGCCAGAACTAACAACCGAGTCAATGCCGGCAGTTCGAATCGAACCAACGCCAGTTGCCCCGTTGCCCGTTGTTAGGCTCCACGCCTGAGAAGGGGAACCAGCGCCGGCCTCTAAGTAGCTAAAATCCCCTGCGTCGAACACATAAAAAGGCAAGTCAGTTGGCGCACCGTCGTTGTTGTCAGTGCCGGCCCCTACACTGGTACCTTCTTCTGGCGTTTCGAACGTTGCCGTTACCGGATCTGCATAAAGCACAGTCCCGTTCCCTTGTTCTTGATAGCGAACAAGTGACAAAGCGTAGCTTGTGTCTGGCGATAAATTCACCATATTTCGCGTGTTGGCGGTGTAATCTCCAACAAAGATTACGACACCATTCAAAGAAAGCTCCCAGACATCAGCAGCATTTACGTCACTCACATCAGGCCAAAAGGCTTGCGCATTCACCGAGCTGTAAACCGAAACGGTAAAATCTGCTGGTGATTCAAGCGTTGCCAATCCTGTCTGCACTAACGGGACACCACCAACCGTACCGGCTGCTGCTGTGGTTGTTCCTGTGTTGGTAGTTCCTCCTGACGTGGTACCACCGTTGTTGATGTAATTAGCGATAGCCGTTGATAGCGTTAACTGAACTTGGTTCGGATGAAGTGAAACGTAATCAACACCAAATTTGAACCATGGGCCACCGAATTCTGCATTCAAATCTGGATCTGGATCGTAACAAATGAATATGACGGCAGTACCCGCACGGAGCGCTTCAAAATCACCGTATTGAATCAAGGCGTTTGCCTTGCTCGCAGCAAAACCAACTAGGAAACCTTCAGCTATGTTTTGCCTTAGCACATCCACCAGCACATCTTTGGCTGATTGAGTCAGTCCGCGAACGGTTAAACGTAGTGGATTGCCAACAGAGTTTTCTAGCTGCTGTGCTCGATACTCATAGCCAGAAGAAAACAGGTTAGCCACTTGCACTGACGCTGTTACCGGATCGCCTACATTCACCCACGAAGCAGATTCGATCGCATGTTCTCGCCGCTGCATCTGCACTAGAACATTGCCTGGGTTATCCAAATTGACAATTTCAACTGAGCCATTGCCGAACCACGTATCGGACACGCCGATAACCGCGCCTTGCCCGTTGCTGTCGCCGAAAAGATTTGAAACTATGCGTGTTTGTTTCACCATGTCGCAGACCTTAGCGTAGATGTGAGCGTATGACGCTCACAATGAACGCTGTGTTAGTATCGACTAGTGCTCAAAAGTGATTTTTAGGCATTCATATCAACCTTGCTGGAGAAATACGACACATGTTCGTAATCCTAGGTTTGGCCTTTGGTTTTCTTGCTGCGGCTGCACCTCTATTTGCTGGTGTTGCTGGATACACCTTCGCTACAAAATACATAAGCAAAGGTGCATCCATACTGATTGGCGCTTTCGTTATGGTTTTATCACTCTGCGCTGTTGGAGTCTTCCTCGATAATCCTGCGCAAGACTTCCCGACGCCGAGCCATTTCACGCGCTAGCTCTGCTTTCCGTTCTGGATTACTGGCTGACACAATCGCTCTTTCTTCTGCTGATTTAGTAAACCGACTAGACACCTTGTACTTCGGTACTTCACCTGCAATGATCGCCGAAACATTCGCTTTAGAAATTCGGGCCACTCGTAACGATGCTCCGGCCTCGTTAGGCTTCACGCCCAATCGCTGTGCGCCCTGAATTAGCCTAGTCATTTCACTGAACGCTTTCTCTCTTGCTTGCTTGGCAGACTCGTAAGCGGCTCTAATGTCACCATCGGTCATCTTCTGCTGGCTACCGGCTATCCGGCTAATGATGCTGGATGATTGTCGAATCGTATCGTTGAACTCGTAGGCCTTGTAAATCAAGGATTGGCGCACGTTTATTGTCGATACTCTATGACCAAGCCAGCCAAGCCCTTCATTGGCCAAGGTGTACTCTCGACCCGATCGCGACACTTCACCCTGAATCGCCATGATTGTTCTTTCAATGTTCGACAAGATCCCTGGCTGTACTGCCTTGCGAGCATGGTCCGCGATCGCAGTTGCTTTCCTCCAGCCGGTATCCGCTTCGTTATAAACCTGGCCACCGCCAAGTCTCTTATTGAAAACAATTTCCCCGATCGCACCGGCTGCAATATCAGTACCGATAAACGGAGACGCCATTTCATTGATAGCGTCCGTGACCTTTGCACCGATACTTCTGTTGTTGCCGTTCAACATTGCTGTAAATGGACGCTTAAGATACGTGTAAGGGTCCAAATACGATAGATCCAAGTACATCGGAAGTCCGTCTTTGTCATAACCCAGATAGGCAAGTTGGCTGTTCTTACTCCATGGCGGCATTAGATTGCGTACTGCCTCATCGTCTTCATCAGTAATGCCCATCATCACCATTGACAACTTGGAGACAGCAGCAGCGCTTGCAGTAGCTAACGCCATTCCCAGCATTCGCCTGTGTGCCGCTTTCTTGTTGCCTGTAGCAAGATCATCACGGACGAATCCCACTTGATTGTAGGTCGTCCTGATAGCCTCATACGGGAATGAAACAAAAGTACCGATCAGCGGCCAGCGCCTTACCAATTTAATCGCTCTTGGCACCTGTGAGTAGGTCGGATAACCATCACGAATACGTGTCGCCGCCTGCTCCCTTGCTTCGTCAAGAGTAAGGCCTGCATCTAAGCCGCTTTGCAACTCGTTTTCGAATCCAACAATTTTCCAGAAATCATCACCTAATCCGTAAAGCCGCTGCATGAAATCAGCGCCACGCTTCAGATTGGCTGAAGCACCAGTTCCAAAGTGATCCACTTCTGTGAAGTCTTTAATTGCATCCTTCAATTCGCCTGCATACGGGTTATCGTGAAGCACACCCAAGCCAATTAAATCGTTTAAATACTCGCGCCACTTCTCGTCTTTGGTGAACATGTCAGACTTGGCAACAGAGAACGCCTTACTCATGTGCCCCCACTTGAAGTGGCCGTTCATCACAGTGAACATTGCAGCAGACTGAAAGTTACGCATTTGCGTTGTCGGACTCAGTATCGTCTTGCCATACTTGACCATACTGTTCATGAAGATGATGTTCCGCATTAGGTCAGAACCTTCGAAGCCACCTACGGCATCTTCCATTCCCTGCCTGAAATCTTCCGTTGTGTATAGGCCGTTTAGTGGGTTCATCGTGTCTGAATCTTCACCGGCTATCTGGTCGTCAAACTCCCCCGTCGGCTGTTCAAACAAGAAGGTATCCAACCCATCTTTGCGAACACTCATTAGAAATTCATGATTAGCAACCATGAAGTGCATCTTCGAAGCAGAGCGCGCAAAATTAATCTTTGGATCTTTATATTCACCCAGTAGCTCACGAATAATCGGCGGCACTTCCTTGCGCTTCTTCAGCATCGAAACATCTTTAGAACCTACCTTCGAGCCGTTACCAATAAACGATAGGAAGTTTCCATTCTTCTTCGCTGATTGCAGAATCGCTCTAACCGCACCAGTCACTTCGCGCTGTGAGAAATCAGGGTTCCGTTCACGGATGTAGGCTTCTGCGCGCTGCATCAAATCATCATTAGCTAGAACCTTGTCTTTCCACTTGGCATCGTCAAAGGCTTGATAGGAACGGTTCAAATAACTACCAATGTTGTTACGGATAGTCTCGACTGTGTTTATATTTTTCTGCAACCGTGGCGGTATAGACCCCTCTTCACCATCAGTGCCTTGAAATAGTTCGAACTGTTCTTGCTGCTTCTCACTAAGCCCTTTTTTGTCTATATCAATTATTTCCAGAAGAGAGTTAATCATTTCTCCCGACAACCGATCCAAGTGGCTGCGCAAGCCGTCTAGCGTTGGTTTTGCAGAGTCCGGCACCCTAGCGCCAGTTTCACCGGCTAGGTATCGATTGACCTGCTCCAAATCTGCCGCTTTCAACTGACTGTAACGCTTTACCTTGTATGCTTTCTCCATTGCTTCATCTAAATCGTGAACCAATGCAGCCACATCAGCTTCGCCAACGTTCTGCATTGCATCCTTCTCGATCTTACGGGCAAACGTTTCCTTGTTTAGCAAACCTTCTTTAGTGAAGTTGCGTTTAACGAATCGCTTTATTCCTGGAGAAGACCTGCTTATCAGAGCTGTAGCTTTGCTCTTGGCATCATCCAGTGGCTTACTAAACATCACATCTGGATTGACCGACGAAGACGCAGCTGAACCTAGCGCTCTAGGGCTTGCGTTGTCTTGATTCAGGACACCTTGCGTTTCATTAAGTACCAGCATCATTTCATCGATCGGAAGTTTCGCAGTCAGTGGAAACCCTTGAGCACGCAACCAACGACGAATAGCGCCTATAGCTTGTTTCGCTAGCAGTTTAATCTTGCCCAATGTGGTTGCCCTAGACTCTGCCAACTCTGCCAACATTTCATCGACATGCCGCTCTCTCTGCTCTGTCTTTGAGGTGCCCTGTTGTTCGAAAACACCCTGATACCACGCATGGTCATAATTCAGATTGTTATCATTAGCAAACTGAGCAACGCCGCCAGCCCGATCGATCGCGTCCGCAATCTTGTTGAGCTTTAGCATTGCAGACTTACCGTAGGCACGACGACTCGAATAGTGTTGTACTTCGTGAAGTAGCGTCTGCTCAACAGTAAGAGCATCATCCAGTTGGCCTGCCACCAAATAAACCTTGTTTGTCGTTGGATCGAACACACCACGAACACCATCTTGCGCGAGCACTCCCACCCCTGGTATCTCCTGCGATCGCTGAACAATAACCACGTCAGGAAAGTTCGGCTGATTCTTCGATACGCGGTTGACCACCCCCTGAATCTTTGACTTTGGCATACCATTGCGAACGGCTCCTAGAGCCTTGCTAAACATGGCCGTACCTTCGTCGGTTTGTTGTGTCTCGATAGTGTCAAATAGTTTCTGGTATGCCTTGCCGATACCTCCATCCATTTCAGCGTCGGTCGGGTAAGCACCGTCTGATTCGTTGATATTGGCTAGGTAATCATTGCGGATATTTTTTTTCTTTAATGATTGCACAATGAATTTTTCGAATGATCTCGCTGCCATTTCAACCATCGTGCCGTAATACTTCTTAGAGCGACCTGCATCCAGATCTTTAGATCGTATGTTGAACTCACTGGTTCGAATAGCATCTGTTACGCCACGGAAAGCATCAAACACTTCCTGCCGGATACCTTCAGGCTTTGGCTTTCTATGATCACCAGCAATATCGGTCATCATCAATAGAGATATGTCACGCCCTTTCAGACCTTCACCCTGCCGCGCAAAATAGTTATCCATGCCATGAAGCCACTCGTGCGCTAATGATCCAGCACCGGAGCGCTTGGTCAAGTTAATCGCTATGTGGTCTCGCTCGTAGTGAGCCACACCACCCGACCCCGTACCACGCGCACCGAACGCAAGGCCCAACGATCCATTGAGAGACAGAGCTTTAGGCTCAATACTCAGTGCGTCGGATAAGTCAGCCAGTGCTTCAAAGGCTTCATTCAAATCCTTCTGGCGTTTTGGGCCTTCGACATAGTTGCCAAATTCCACACCAAAGAAATCGTATGTTTCTTGAAACACTTCTGGCTTTATATCGCCATCGGTCTTTGTCACACCTTCACGCGGCTCATTAGCTGCATTGCGAAGTATCGGAGCTTTTCGCTTCTCGATAATCTCCTTCTGCATTGCGTCGTTTTCTTCCGTGTGAATTCGACGAGCTTCTGTAACGCTGGCAATACCATCACGCAAGATGAATTCACCGCCAGCCGTTTTGTGCGACAAGAAATACTCACCTGTTTTATGTCGGCGGTAAATCGCGATCTTCTTTTCTTTGGGCTTGGCTTTTCCACCTTCTACGGCTTTAGATGATTTATCCGCTGCCTGTTCCTCTGCCCAATTCTCGAGAATTTTCTTGAACTTCTTCGACACCTCGGCTGGCGTATCACCTGCAGTAGCCCTTGAAATATCTGGAAACGCTCTACGCCCACCAATAGAAGCCACTCTCACCCATTCTTTTGGAACCATTTCGCCATCAATATTCATGCTGCCTTGTGAATATCTAAAGTCGAACTTGGATATTGCCGCGTAATGTTTTGCTGGCACGCTTGCCATTGCTTCCGTTAATGAGCTAGCAAATTGGATGATGTTGTCACTTGTAAACCCTTCCTCGATCGCTCTTGCAGCTTCGGCCCTAGCTTCTTCAACATCACGAACCCACATCTTTAGTTTGTGTGGGCGCTTAGGCTTGCTACCCAGATTAGCTCGCAACAATGCAACATAAGCAAGCACTTCACGTTTGGCACCGTCCACTTCCATTTTTTCGTAATTAGGAGCCGGAAATGATTTGGATATAGGTAAAGCCGCAACATCAGTCGAAGCCGCTAGCTGTGTTCCATAAATACCAAACACATCCTTGCGAGCGCCGCCGATCTTGCCACCAAAGTCTTCTATCTTTTCGTCTGGCGTTTTGGATGATGGCGCGTCTTCCTTGGCTATCGGTTCTGCTTGCCCTGTGCTCTCATTGACGCTGGCTAATAAGTCTTCTTGCCCACGCGCAGCAGCTTGATCTGCATCAGAGTTGCTGCCGGATAGAACGAAGTCATCAGCAGTGTCCTGCTGCTCTGCACGGCTCAGGCGCTCCTGTTCTTCGCCCCTTTGAACCCTGGCTTCTTCTTCCCGTCTAGCAATATCTTCTTCGGTGTAGGATTCCAAGAACCCTTCTTGTGAAGATCCGCTAGATGGTTCGCTACTTTCAGCGCTGGCTTGTTCAGTTTCTTTCCCATTGGATTGCATGTCCTCTGCCAATTCACGTAATTCACTAATGATCTGGTCAGTTGGGTCCCCAGCATTAGCCATATCTTTGATTGTTTTCAAGGCAGTGTCTAGCGGTAAGCCTGCCTCTACTAGCTGGTGCGTTACTTCCGTCAGCTCTCTTTCTGCCTGCTCCAAGTTTTCAGCGTAGAACTCGTCTGCTAACGACTGTTCTTCTACCTGTAGCGACATGATCGAGTTTCCGGCTGCTGCCAGGTCAATTTTGTCTGCAAGCGTCGATTGATCCACGCCATTACCAATATCTGTTGGCAGCAAATAACCCTCTTCGATCAACCGTTCCGCAAGATAATCCAGCGTTTGCCCGCCTTTTTCTTGCGGACGCTCAAGCCCTGGCATTCCGACTGGCGTTTTAATGTGCTTCAACCGGCCTTTGAAATCGTTCTCAACATCAGTAGCCAGACCGCCAAGCTTGCTGATTGCTGTTAACAGATCATCTTTAGCTGGATCGATAACGCGTCTCTGGGCGGCTCTCTGCTTCGGTGTGAGCTTCTTAGCGCTTTGCCCTGTCTGTGGCTTTACCGGTCTGGATATGTCGCCTACAGGCTTCTTGGCCGCGTCTGACTTAACCCATTCCTTAAAGTCAACGCGTGACATTGGCGTGATAGCGCCAAGACCCTTCCAGCCTTTGGCGTAGTTGCGCTGGTAAGCCTGTTCTGCATGAGGCAGATCGTCATACCCGATCATCACCTTTGGCTCGTCATACTTGCCGGTTTTTGGATCAACCTGATCCACAATGTAAACAGGTAACGTTGTGTCTTCTGCTCGATCGCCCATGAAGACATCAACAGCATCACCATCTACAGCCTCAGTCGCTTTGACGTAGCCGTAGTGATCCTGCATTTCAATCGACCACTTCTCACCACTTCGCGCAGTACCCGAGCGTGTAGAACCCTTGGGATTCTCGATCGCAACATCCAGACCATCATCGAACTTGTGCTGGCCTAGCTTGTAGTTACCGGCTTCCTTCTGAGCGTCAGTTGGCTCTGGTCGATCATTGGTCGGGGACGTAGCTGCTTCATTCGCAGCTTCATCTAGTGCGCTGTTGACAGATCCCGCTTCATCAATCGTCGCTCCCGTCGTTTCTTGATCTGTTCGCGCTGTAGACTCAGCTGCGCTATCCAAGCTTGACAGATCGCTCTGTGTTTCGGTTCTTCCGGTATCTCTATTTTCTGCCGCATTTCTCTCACCTATCAACTTGAGCGCGTAACCACCCTGTGTGGCCGCAACTTCATAAATGCTTTCAAGTCCGTTCTTTTTAAGCTGGCGTTCTGCGATCGCTGGCTTTCTCCACGGCTTCTGGTTATTGGCTACTACAACTTCTGGCGTTTCGTTTGATTTAATCGCTTGCCGGAGCGCAACTGCTTGTTCTGCTTGGCCCTCAGACTTTGTAAACTGTGATTCTTCGTTGGCTTGGCTTTGGCCGCCATCTGGTTGGCCGGCATCGGCGTCTGCGACCGGAGAAGCTCGCCTCGGAGCCGATACCACTCCTGAATTTCCTGGTCCCTTAGATAGGTTTTCGCCTCCAACTCTAAGACTCTCGCCGCTTTCAGGGTTTGTTCGCACTCCACTGTCAGCGCTTCCCCTGCCAGTTGACGTTGAGCCAGCATTGCCAGTCCCGCTTTTAGCGCCATCACTCTTTTTGGATTCCTTGCGCCAAGCCTGTGCTTCATCCCATCGTCGCTTAAAATCATTTAATTCCCGTTCCTGTTTTGCGATCGCAGCTTTAGCTTCAGGGATAGCCGACTGGTCGCCCTGCATGGCTCTAGTTTTCGCTGTTTCCAAAGTTTCCGCAATAGAGCGCTTGCTTTGTTCTTCCAGTAATTTGACCTGTGGCTCTCTGAATGTTTCGCTTTTTGGGTCGGTAGCGGTTTTCAGATCTTCTTCAGCCTGCTTGAATGTTTGCGCAAAATCACTGGCCGCACGAGTAGTACCGCCCATGATGCTGCCCATCAAAGCACCAGACGCGCCAGACTCGGCCATTTGGCGAAGCATGTCCGCGCTGAACAAATCCATGTGCTCATCAACCCAATCGACCGCAGCCTGCTCTACGACCGCTTGCGCTGCTTCTGTAGCGCCTTCTGCGCCTGCTTGAGCCAACGCCGCCCAACCAGCATCCTTGATCTTGCCCATGACACCAGCTTTAACCTGTCCTTGGCTCATATTGGCAACCTTGCCAAGCCGCATGATAGGTGCTGCATCCAAAGCGCCGGAAATCATACCGAACGCAATTGCGGTACCGCCGCGAATCTCGCCGGTTTCTTCCTCGATTCTTCCGACAATCTCGCCTGAACTTAACGCAACTGACGGCAGAGTGAATCCAGCAATACCACCGGCCTTAACCGACGCGTCTACGATCTCATCTGCTGCTTCTCTCTTGGCCATACCAGCCGCCATACCAGCCGCGATCTTCTTCTCAGCTCGCGATTTGATTTGCTTTGTAAGCAACTGGCGTGCGCCGGTACGCGCTGCAATTTGACCGCCAGCACCAACAAAGCCGCCAGAGCCAATAATCGTGGCGAGCGTTGGAATAGACCGGCCTATCTCGTAAGCCGCCCAATCGCCGAAATCACCCCACGAACTAACACCAGAAACAGTCGGAACATTCCCTTCGTGATAGCTGGCTTCTTGCATGTTCCGCTGATAACCAGCAATACCAGCTTCAGCCAAATCAGTAGCACCCACTGAGTCGGCTATTGCGGCACCAGCACCAAACGCTAATGCTTGCGTCTGCTGAACGCCAGCGGCCAGACCTTTGCGCAGTTGGCTACGGTCATCACCAAGCTGAAAGTTTGTACGCTTTTTACTTTGAACTAAGTTGCGTTCACGAGTGCTGTCGTACTTATCCAGCAGGGATTCTGTTTCTGCCATTAGTAGCCTCTTGCAGTAGCCGCAACTTCATCTAGCACACTGGTGCTGCTGCCGAATCGATCGCTTAGACTCGCGCTATCGTCTTCGCCGCCCCGCATATCAATTCGGTTTTCATTTTCAACTTCTTTGCGCGTTTTTGCTCGCGCCGCTTTTCGATCGCGTGTATCTTTCAAACGTTTCAATCGCCGCTCATAAGCATTAGGGTTCGGATTCTCGTGATGCGATCGAACCAGCTTTTCCACCTCGAACAAATCAAGGCCTTCTTCAGTGCTCATGATCTCCTCGACGTGACCGATTATTTTGCGCTCAATTTCTTGATTGCTTCTGTACACCTGCAAAGCCTCGATCGGCGGTAATCGATCGTACTCTTTGGATTCCATAATCATTCGAACACCAGACACGGTTTCAATCGCCTGCTCAGGATCGAAGTTCGGTTCGTCAACAATCAATTTTGCGACGGCCTCCATACCAGGGAATTCGGCGTAACTTTCTACAAATCGCTCCTCTGCGCTTTTGACTGTTCTTCCAGCCCCATCAACCGCCGCTGTTTCGGCATTCAGCTTTTTGATTTGCGCTTGCAGCTTCACTGCCTCCAAACCTGTTGCTTGATCGACGGAGCCAACATCCATGCCCATGCGAGCACCAGCCGCCCTCAATTGTGTCTGCATAGCGCTGGTTGACAGATCAATGTACTTAGACGCAGCAACCTGCAAATCTTCAGCACTGACACGCGTTGGAACGTCCGCATCTTCGCTGGATGCAAACAAAGTGACCGGCTTTATTTCATTGGTTTTTTTGTCCCGAATAGCGACCATAAAGTCTCCGCTATTGTCTTCAATGGGGATTAAGCCGTGGACTTCGAACTTATTCATATCACGACCTGACTGGGCCAATGCTGGCGACAAAATCAATTTGGTGGCTTCCATAACCTTTGGGTCATTGATCGAGACCTCTCCAGATAGAAGGCCTTCTACAGCGTTACGCACTGTTGTAGCTCCACCATCAGACATCTTCTGTACGTCGTAGCCGTACTTACCAAGCTTCCGGTATGAAGCCGCAGCGGATTGGTAATCACCACCTTCAAAGAAGGCCTGAGCCTCATTGATAAGGCCTGCCGACTCCATGATATTTTCTTGTTGCTTTGCCAGCCGCCGATTGTTCTGCGCATCAAGATGTGCAAGACCTTCATTTTTTAACTGCAACCTTTGGATCTGGCGCTGCACCGGCAACATTGCGTCTTCTTCTCTGATCCTGCGATCTCGATCTTCACGCGCCTCCGCATCTAGCCTGTCTTGGCGCGCCTGTTGTTCTTCCCTAAATATACGAGCTTCGGCCCGATCCATTTCATTGTTTTGAGCGGCTATGTCTTCGCTGGCGTGTCGTCGCTCCCGATCTTCCCGAAAATAGCTATCAGAACGATCCTGTCGCGTAATTTGCCGATCGCGATCTTCCAGCGCAAGTGCATCCAGCCTGCTTCTACGCTCGCCATCATTTTTGCGCGCAGCAAAAGCACTACCCGCGTTTAGACCGCTGGCAAATCCAGCAGATAAATTGTTAGCACTCATTAGAGAATCCCCGCAATGCCAAGCGCCAAACCAATACCGGCCCCTGGTAACCCACCGATAGACATACCAACGCCAATGGCGCTGCCTACCGCGTTTAGCTGCTTGCCTTTGTGCTGCGCACTTAGGTTTCGGTTCGTCTCTCGCCTGTTGTTCTCCATGGCTGAATGAGATTTGATGCCAGACAAGCCGCCACGTCGATCATTTTCAACAATATCTAATGCACTAGTCACTTTCTTAGCCCCCGATTAGTTCTAGTTCGCGCTCGTCCATATACCGACGCGTGCTGTTTCGCGCAGTAATTCCTGCAGCAGTTCGATCTAGCTGGCTACTACGATCATTAATGATCTTCGATCGCGAATCCTGCATCTGATTAGTTCGCGATCGCGTCGTAGCTACGCGCTGCTCTGCCGCCTCTAATGAAGAGTTCACCGCACGATTTGTAATGTCTATGCCTTCCTGCCGGTAAGCTTGCCGCGCCCCTCCCTCTAAGAGCATGTCCCGTGTCATTTCTTCGAATGGGTAGTAACGACGCTGCGAATCTGCGAACTGCTCTCGTGACAGTCTAGCGAACGTCATATCGACCGACTCATTAGCAGTTGATGGGGTGTTTGCCCGATTCGTTTGCTGATCGTTGAACGGATCATTGTTATCACTTTGGTGCCCGATCGTCTGGATATCATCCAAGTAGCTCATGACGCACCCTCCGGCTCTGAATTCTTGTTACGTGTGTTGCGGTACCCATAAACACCACCGGCAACCTCGCCAACCAGTCTTTGATTCTGACTGCGATTGTCAAATGAACGCTGCGCCGATCGCGCTGCATTGCCTTCAGCCTGCGCAGCTAAATCGATTGATGATTGTAGGTTCTCATTTTCCCGACCTTGCCCCATGCCGGCTGCATTGATAATCCCCTGCATGGTGTTGGTCTGCTCGCCTAACCCGTGTTCTATCTGCACTTCAGCGCCAGCGACCGCCGAATCATGCCCAACCTCATCGAGCGAATTTGTCCGATTGGGGTCCATGCTGTTCATCCCTGGTGTAAATGCCTTCTCAACTGCAGCTTGCGAACCAGCCTGATTGATCTTGGTAGTACCATCAGCATTGACGCGCCCATGACCGGTTATCTCATATTCACCGTCATCATTCAGAGCACGCCCAGTCATCGCGTGAATCATGCGATTTTCAAGAGGAATGCCTTCTTGGTATTGCCTCCAGCGCTCCACGGATATATCGCGAAGCGCCTTTGACTCTTCCGTTTCTTTAACCTTCGGACTCGATCCCATGGTCTAGCTCCAATTCCAGAAACTTCTGGGTTCGATCTAGCGTAAACCCGAGCCTCTGATACAGTCGTTGTCGTTGACCGTCTTGTGGGTAACATATCAATACGTTACACCCCAAAGCGATAGCCTGTTCTTTAACAAATCCAATGTGTTGTTTTAGCGCGTTCGGCTTTTGCGAATACACCAAATCAATAACTAATTTTTCACCCTGCAAATCAAGAAAAACAGCCGTCTGCATATCCAAGCTTAGGAACATCCTGCATACACCAGAACCTAAACGATCTATCAAATCGTCAAAATCGAACGGCTTAGGCAATGACCGTTGAATTAAATCCTTCATCATGCCAACCCAATCGATAGCCATCGGTGCTGACACGATAGTCATTTCAGGCATCTGATTCTTTGTTGGCTGGTCAGTCGGCAATGGCACTGCTGAAGATTCACTAAACATTTAAACGCTCCACTTTGGCTGCAAGGTTTTTGTTCTCCCGTCGAAGACTGGCAATCTCTTTGGATTGACCATCAACGGTAGTCTGCAGCGAGCGTAGCGTATTCTCCAGAAGGTTTAAATACCTTCGAAGCTCACTCTCTTCTGTGATGTCTTTAAAGCTCTGATTGCGGGCAAGGCCGTTGCTAGCCATGTCATACCTCGCGCATCGACTCTGCGATTGCCGCAACCTGTACTTTGTGTGGCGCAGTTAACCGCACACGAAAGCAACCAGAACGACAATTAGGCATGATTCGTGTCGGATAGATACCATCAATCTGTCGGTTAAACTCGGTACCATCTGGATAGATCATGGTGAACGTTAGCGGGTACTGGCTGGCTTTTGCGTAGAAGGTGTTAAATGACTGGAATTTCGGAAGGATAATATCGCCCGACTCCCAAACCGCTATCATGTTCGTGCCCTTATTGAATCGAGCAAGACCTATAGCATCGACCACGCTATGCACTTCGTTATCGCGAAGATCGCGGAAGAACCCCGACAACAACTGGCTCTCAACAATATCGAAGCTGGTTATCTCTCGTTCGGCCATGTTGAACATGTAGCCAATCGGATTGCCGGTAGATGGATCACGAGTTGCCAATAAAATACGGCCTTCATACAGCTCGGTTCTACTCTCCGAAAGCGTAACCCTCTCCTGCCACTCGTTACGGTCGATCCAGCCATCAGTAATGAGCGAACCTCCCGAGTTGTTCATAGCTACGATTCCGTCAGCGCAGACATACGCCAAACCATCGTCGATAACCGTTAGTGAATTTGCATCTGTGATTGGGTACGGGAGAACTCGATCTGACTCATAGAATGCTTCCGGTTCGGTTCCGTACCAAAAATGCGTCCCTTTCTCGGTTAGAACAGCCATGCCGTTATTAATGCGAGCTATGCGAACGATCTTATCTACTGAGTAGTAATCGGCGCTAACAGCAGGGAATGCGTGCCAGTTGTATTTAACAGACAGCAGGATTTGATGGTCGTTTGCAACCGCCAAGATCCCATTATCCAGCGCAGCCAAGTGCTTCAAGCCATCGGGTGCTTGGAACCAGTCACGGCTAACAAGCAAACCACCAACTGCATTGGCCGAAGCCTGGGGCAGAAATGTCTCTGTCGGAGGCAGCTGAATAGGTGCCCCGCCGCTAGTTGGATCATTCACGAGCGTTATGTTTGGTATTTCTGCCGTCTCTGCCGTTGCTGGGATTGTAAAGCTCGGGTTTGGGATTTGGTAGTAATCACCCTGAAACAACACGTATATGCGGATTCCAAATACATCTGGATCTGTTGATTCAAATATGTCAGTCAAGTAGTAACGCGTTTGGTCCGGCTTTAAAAACACTGTTCGGCTTGGAGCTGATGGCGGGCCTTCTTCACCGTACTTGTTTACATACGTGTAAACAAAATTGGTTTCTAGGTAATCCACCTTCTCTTCTTCTGGAAGATCGTCATAGTTTGTCTGCGTTCCCGCACCAACACCCGCAGCATTAGCATTGGTTCGAACTTCATCGATGATTACCGGCCCGCCCGTTGGGTTCGCTATGGTTCTCGCTACTTCAAGCGGAGCAGGGACACCACTACGATGTCCCTGCGCAACCGTTGGCGTTGGGTATGGGTTTGGATCAACTCCGAACTCTGGTAGCTCGTTATATGTAATGAACTGCAACAGCCCGTTTTCCACAAAGTACATGCGACGAGCTAAATCGCCTTTAACCTGAGTGGTCGTTATGTCGATACGGTTAATCGTCGCGACTAGCTTGTCGTCATGTAGGTAGAAATTTCTGGCAAACTGAAAATCAGCATCGGGCAAAGTGTCCGACTTCTCACCCTGCAATAGCGGCTGAAAGGTCGTATTGCGATTGTACAGATTGTGAGCGCGAGCGCCATAGTTAACACCGTGCGCTTCGTCGTCTACTTGCCAGCGCATCCCACGAAAGGAAAAAGGAATGCGCATTATCGTCGCCTACCTCTGCCTTGGGCGATAGTCCTGTTCATTGGAGCGCGTTCACTACCCATATTGCGACGATACAATCGACCTGCCTCGCGAATGTGGCGATCGAACATCCTCCCACGCTCCTGCGCAATGTTCAAATCAGTTGTTTTCTGCTGGCTAGTAAGGCTAGCCATGTACATTGCACCAGTGATTATTGCTTCACGATGAAGCTCTAATAGCTCGACATTGACCTTGTTGTCGTCACCAATGGACAGCGCAGCAGACACACGCAGTGTTTCAACATCATCAAACTCATAATGGAAATGTATCTGGCTTGGTACCGGAGCGTACCAGCGTTGCTGTTCGTGATCCTGTGATAGCTCTTGATCTTCAGCAATTCGTTCTGGGCATAAACCATCACGTTCAGCCATTCTAAACACATCAATAGGCTTGATGATTCGTCCTACGACTGGTTGCGCTAATACGTAATTTTTCTGGCCTGCTGCTGTAATCAGCGTTAAATTCTGGTCACGCCAGCACTTCGAACGTTTAAAGAATTCGTCCGCAGCTTCGCGCAGAAAGCAATCACCCATACCCTTGATGCTGGGCATGCGCTTTTCAAGGCTACTAGCCAGCGTAGCTGGATCACCATCTTCAATTCCGCGGTCGCAAGGCATTAGCCGCCCCTTCTCATAAGTGATTTAACATGGGGGTTCAGGGCGCTATCAACTCGAACACCGCTATCAATGCCTTTTTGAAATATTTCCAGATGTCTAATCTGTGAAGAACTAGCCGCCGTCTCTCGCGCATAACAACGTGACAATGCGTAATCAAGTATTCGAGGCAACGCAGAGTAACGAGCGTTAAGCTCCCCGTCATTATCTTCCGGATCACCGTTGACAGGCTGAGCAATGCGGAAGGCAGCAACAACAACAGTTGCTTCAACCGCCGCAGCTGCGTCGTGTGGTCCGTCAATGTAAACCCGTCTGGGGTCGGTATTCTCCCAAACCAGATGGGTAGGGTTGCTAGCTGAATGAGGCCAGCACTCAGAATCACTAAGTGAATTCATATTCCGTCGATTGTTAACGGGATAGGCGTGTAGCTTGCCATCACGTTTTAATCCGTGAACGTTCATGATCCACTCGTAGTCAGCAGGCAGTTCATAGCCGCCTGTAGCCGTGTTGTAAGGCAGTTCGACTATCTCGCTGTACAAATCTGGTCGCAAGCTTGCGTACTCAATTACAGCTTCCTGCAATGCGCTAACGCGGACCTCAACCGGAAAAGCAGTGTCAGTATCGTTCTTCTCTGACAAAAGCCTTTTCAGCCAGAGGTCCGCATTAGCTATTGGGATCACAGCGAGTTATTCATTCCATACGAACGGAACGCATTGATAACCCAGAAGCGATCACCAGGGGTTACAGCACCAGTGATCGTCAAATAGATCTGGTGTTGCTTTGGCACATCGTCTGCATCAACAAACTTTTTGGGATGGTCCATGGTTTCTTGAACGCCAACGGCTGAAGCATCAAGACCGCCTGCAAAAAACGTTGGGTCGTCTGTAGAGCCGTCCTGTGTCCGCGCACCAATATCTAACGTCAAGCCCGCAGCACCTTCAGATTGAAGTGATAGGGTGCTGTGCAAGTGATCCCACGGAACGCTTGATAACAGAATCGTGTCACCGACAACGGCACCAGAAGGAATAGTGACTTCCAAATGGTCAGTAACCAGCCCGTTAACACAACCGCGTTTGCGATCGCCGGACCGGTAAGAAGGGTTTGTATGTTCCACTTTTAAAATCCTCGATAATGGATAGAGCCAGTGAATCGGCTCTATCCTAGTTGGTTAAGGTTCGACTAACCGATTATGCGCGTGGTACTGCCGCAGAATCGATTGTTGCCACACCCACATCGTATGCGTAACCGTCGATGTCGTGCTGGACGGTTTTGCGCATACCTTCCATGAAACGCAAGCAGATACCTTCCTTATCGTCGTAGTCATCCATTCCATAGTTGGTTTGGAAAACTGCGCCAGTCGTGTCACCAGCGTAGCACTGGAACAATGCCTGGGCACCGATAATGAAACCCCGATCAACCTGAAGAACGTTAGCTGGAACGACATCTTCTTGAACGTTACCCAACCGAGTATCTTCGCGATAGAGAATCGTGTCCCCAGTAGTCCATCGGCGGGGATGGTAATACTTGAAGAACAACACGTTTTCAATCATGAAACACTCGTTCCGGAAGATCGGATGGTCATAACCTTTAGTCGCCGTGATAGCACGAGCACGATTCGCATCGTAGTTCGGATCACTTTGAATCGCATCGTCAAACTGTGTTGGCGTAAGGAAGCCGAAATACATCGGGTCCATACCAATCTTGTTGTCTTCGTTAGACAGCAAGGCAGCTTGCAACGGGTAATCGCCTTCAGCAATCGTTACACACATACGACGAAGTGAATCGAAGTCTAGGGTATCTGTTTGCTGAATTGGATTTGCCGTGTGTGAGATTGAATCAGCCGCACCAGCAAAGAACCGACGCAGCGCCGTTGGTGGCGTAATGTCGTTTGTGTACTGGGCAGATGTGTTGTCTAACGCTCGACCGTCACGGAATGTCGGCTCTACATTGGCGAGAATGGAACCCTTACTTTGCCAAGTAGAACGGGCACCAGCCAAATGTGAGAAAAAGCGTTCCGTCATGTAGCGTTTGTACCAATCATTAAGCAGACGCTCTGCCAACTTTGGAACGTTGTAGCCACGACGTTGCGCTGTCATGCGCGAACCGGCTTCTACCGGCTTACGTGTTTGATCGATCATTACTGACATCTGCGACCGATCAATACCTTCTTCACTATCTCGGGCTTTTCGATCGCCCATGATCGCTTCACCAATCAAAGGGTGCGCAGCATCAACCTTCACGGTGTCACCGTGATAGTCGTTTAACTGCTTGTCAACAATGACTGGAGCATATGGGTTTGACTGAGAAGACTCAGGGGATTCGATGGTACTCGAAACCTCAGAAGACAGCAGAGCAACAGGGTTGCCGCGTACTGTTGCTGTTTCCTGACGCAACACAGTTGCCATCATGATTTTTGACTCTAGGACTTGGCTGTCGCCTGCCTGAGTGCTGGATAAACCGTCCATATTTTTTTAAAACCTCAAAGTATTGAGGTCAGAAAGCGTTATCTTCCCTTACGAATTTTCTGCTGTTCCATCGTTCGCTGCCTTAGCGCACTTCGTAGCTTGTCGAACTTAGCTCGATCTGCACTATTGCTGCTTTGCGACAGCTTCATCATGTATTCGGTTTGGTCTGATCGTTTCAACAACTGGTCCAATTCGGAGCCTGTTGATGATTCACTCCCTGACGCATTATTAAGTGAACGACGAGCTGCGTTATCCGGCTGTTCATCTACTTGCTTATCTACAATTTTTTTAGCAGCAGCGGCCTTTTGACGCTTCTCTGTCTCTTTAACTACATGTTCAATACGCTCTGAGTGACTTGCAAAATTGTCGGTTAAATAATCGTCGCCAAACTCATTCCAAACAGATCGGAAGGCTTGCCAATCTTCATCGTCTCCAATGTCGCTGGCTTCCAACCATTCGTTTGTCGTTTCGTTCTCTCGCAATGCCGACGCCAAAGGATCTTCTTGACTAGCTGCTGAAGAGGCCTGCTCTCTGCGCTGTTCCTGCAACTCAGCAATTGCTTCTGCTGTTTGTAGGTTCGTTGCATCGGCAAGTTCTGCTAACTGCTCATCATTTAGATCGTCTTCACCATCTTCAAGCGAAATGCCTTGTAGCCTTGCCCTACGATGTAACCGCTTCAACTCTTTGTCTTTGTCGGCTAACTCGTCTTGCAAATTCAGGTTTTCTTTGTTCAGCTTGCGCCGATCTCTAGCCACCTGAGCGAATCGTTTACGCGGTACTGTCTTCTGATCGCCTTGATCCTTGTTCGCGTCATCGTCTGCCTTACTCGAACTGGATTCCTTCGCCGCATCCGACTTGTCATCCGTTTTGCCGGTCTTCTGAGTGTCCTCAGACTCCGGCTGTTCACCTTCGGGTTTCTGTTGATCTTCAGGCTTGTCAGCCTTACTTGCGTCTTCGGTCTTGTCGTCGTCGTCAGCACTAGCGCTCGCAGCTGCGTCAGCGGCTTCTTTTTCCGCTTTTTCGGCTGCTTCCTTTTCTGCCTTGTCAGCCGCGTCAGAAGCTGCTCTAGCTTCGTCACGTTGGCGTTTCAGGCTGTCTAAGTATGATTCTTCTGGCATGTTGTCGATTATTTCCCCGATCGTTTTCGCACGTCGTAAGCGGAGCTAGTCAGCCCTAGCAAGGCATGGGAAGAATCATAGGAGAATCACCACTGATTATGCGTACAATGCAAGTATTGCCGCATCAACTATTATCCTTGTCACCGCCTGCCAGATTGTTTTCGCCATGATTCAGAGACCTTCAGTCACATTTATCCGTACGAATGACCTGCACAAGAAAGGGATTATCACTCGCCACGACTTCAGGGTAATGAAAGTAACCGGCCATATTGGTGCGGTTCGCGGCCCTCATGTCGTCATGTCTGGCCGATACCCAACGGTCTCCAAGCAAGAGTTAGATTCCTATCTGGAACGAAAAAAGGAATGGCGCGAGAAGTATCACGGTAGCCAGAGAACGGCTGAATTCCTGTCGATGAACCTGGATCAGCCAGCGTCACAAAGCTCGGTCTTCACAAAGGCCATGCGCTCCAATGGCGTCTACATGCAGATAGCAACACCATTCCCGTACAGATTCGAGAATATGAAGGGTGTGTTCTTCCATGTCCGCGACCTTGAAGAACTGCTTCATTACCTGATGTCGAATGCAACCGGCAAGCTGTCTATCACCAACTCGACATACATACCCGAGCAGCGCATTTGGCAACCGAATTACAAAATGCCGTCTGAAGAGGAATACTTCGAGCGATACACGGAAGGTACAAAGCTACTAGTTGACCGTGGCTGGAAAAAGCTATCTCTTAAAGACCAGCAGCGCTGGCGCTACTACCGACGTGGTGCGCCTGCAAACATTAAGTGATTAGTGAATAATATAAATGCGCGCTATGTCCCCGTGCCTCGGTTCATATTTAGACATTTGTTTCTACTTTTTTATGAGCGGATTGCCTAGCGGCATGCACTCGCCAGATTCGCAGCCCTCGCAACGGGTTACGTATCGGCAGTGTTCGACCTTGCCCTCATCATCGATAACGCCTTTCTCTGAGCACTCTTCGATTGAGTGCAGCGCCTCAAGCTCTCCTTCGTGTGATCTGTAAAATCTGCCGTCCAGCCATTAGGGAATTTTTCATCAAGCTGCTTAGTGTAAAAACCGGACTCTATTGCATCTTGTAGTGCCCATGATGTGCTAGATGAAACACCTAACATGTGGAAGTCATCGCCGATCCCGTTCTTGCCTATAAATGGTTCGCCATCAACCCAATACGAATACTCCACGCGATAATTCAAATTGGGCTGCATCGTCGCCAGATTGATACCGCATTCCTCAGTGTATTCACGTAATTTAATCGTTATGACTTGCATTCGCATCTACTCCTTTGCAACATGTTTGGCGGCAAGACTCATCACCGATGCGTCGTTTACCGCTCGTCGCAAGTCTGTGTAATTTATCTCTTCCAGAAAATCATAGCGATCGGCAATCTCATCAGCATAACCCGAGCTAAATATCGATTCTAAAATTGCTTTTAGATAATCACGCTCCTTAAGTTTTACTTCGTCGATAGTCATGAACTCTCCTTTTTAATAATTGTGTAGATCTCATGCGCCAAACTAACCAAGTACCCAGCTATCGAAAGCACAATCAGTTCACCTGCGTACTCTTGCATTAGCTCTATCAACGCATCTACTCCTTTGTGAATTTATTAACGGTTCCAGTAAAGCCAATCAGGGTGCTCTTTATCTTTAGCTCCACTCTGTCTTTCTACATCCCTAAACAAGCAGCTATTGAAACTAGCATCAATACCTTCTAGATAGACTCTGGTACTGCTGCCGGATACTTCTGTTCGCTTAACTGTGTATGTCTCACCTAACTTTAAATGCTTTAAAGCATATTCCCTATCCCATTCTGTACCGCCATTAAAACCAGATTCAGGAACTATTACTTTGTGACCTTGCAAAGCATATATATTCATTGACTTCGGCAGGCCGTTAAACGGATCTAGTTCTATTTCCGATTCAGCGGCATCAGGTTTACAAAATATCTCATTTTGATATTCAATAGTTCCGTCATCATGCAGCCATGCTTGTATTGAGCCACTCATTATGTAGTCTCCTTTATAACTGGCGCGAATTGATCAAGATCCGAAACCGTTTTAAACGGATAGCTGACTTCCGTCGCTTTTTTCCACCTGCCAAACAACCGGCTTCCGACCCAATAAAGAGGTGATATGCACTGCACGGTAAGAACGTTGTACCCATGACCACTCCATTTATAAAACTGTTCCGGTTCGGCAACTCTGTAATAAACACCATTTTCATCGACTCTGGTGCCTTTTTGTAGCCGTCTTTCAGGCAAGCTGTCCAACCATTTATTTATAGCTGCGATCATAGCCACCCCTCCTTTATAAATTTGTTGTTTCGACAATATTGTTTCTACGATTACCTAATTTCCAGCAATGTTTACATATCACTAAATCACCAGTGAAACGCCAGCCATTGAGTCGAGCGTCTTGATAAGCTGCTCGCTTACAATCGCCAAAATAATTGAATGATTTAGTCAGATCATATTCATGATTAACATCAATATCACAAGCTATCTGGAGGTCGTAGCCTTCTGCCTCAACACCCATTCGCAACTACTCCTTTGTGAATTATCGAACCAATGCAAGCTTGGTATTACTACTGCTCGGCAGTGACTCAAACTGATAAGCAGGTGCTTGACCCAAACATTTCATAACGAGCATAGGAATGCTTTCTTTTAGATCATCTGTCATTTCGGAATAATCTATACAGTGCAAAGTTTGCAGTATTTTGTATTCCTCGCACCGTGGGTTTACGCCAAGCATTTCGCCTACATTTCTTACAGTGCATATATCGAAATGCCTGCCGCGCAACATTTTATTCAGCGCTGTCAAGGCGGCTTGGTTCTTCAGCTCTTGCAACATCAATCTGCTCCTGTGACTTGCTATATACGTGACCACAATTCTTGCAGTACATTTTCGCGTACTCAAAAAATTGAACTATCAAAGTGGTTTTGTCTTTAATTGTGGGGATCGGCAATCCTTCGTCATGAGCACAAGTGTAATCATGCGCGCCCATTCGACATTTGATCCATTTAAAAGCCTTCACAATCACTCCATTATGTGATTAGTGAAGCACAAATATGTGTGCTATTTGGGCCAACCCCAAAATATTACTCATGAGGTCTCCTTAACTTTATATTTTGGCTTTTTCTCATTAATCATCATGCCATGAAATGGTAGTGCTAAAGGCGTAGTTATTTTTACGTTGGCGATCTCTTCTAAGTTGGGTATTTACGGAGTAGCCTAGCTTGCGGAAATAACCAGCCACCTGAGCATTCGTTGCAGTCCGGAGTGCTAGATACTCTACACGACCTGCTTCAGAAACTTCAACATCAACAGTTCTGTACTCTAGTGAATGCGGTAGACCAATAAATATTTTATAGTTATCGCCTTTTGGAAAGTCAGAATACTTCCAATCGCTGCCATAAACATCTAGGGCTTTCTCTATAACCTCTATAGTTGTTTTAACCTCATCTTGACAAACATTTTCATTGGCGGCATCGTTCATTGTTCGATCGGCTGAATCCTTTCTAGTCGTCTGCAACTCAATTACACCAACTCTACGCTTGAACATTTCTTTTGCTGTGATCATTTAGGCTCCTTTGCGAGTTTTAAAAAACCGTGTGGAAACGAATTTGGCATTCTGTCGCATCTAAATTTAACTGTGTGCATCCAGCATTCTTGACGCTCGTCCCAATATGTTTCGGTGACTTCAGAATCGCTAATAGGCTTGTTGCTTGGGTGCTGTTTTCTAGCCAAATTAACAATTGAACCTTTCGGGAATTCTGGACCGTCGGCGTGACTATTTTTAATCATGAAGACTCCATTATGAAATTGAGCTTTCTTCAAAAAGCCACTTTTTTAGATCGTCAACACGCCGCTGCATTTCATCGTAACCATCGTCGTCGTTGTCGGTGACATATTCTTCAAGCAAGCACTCAAGCTCAGCTACTGCTTTGCGTGCGTGTTTGCGCTGCCTGATGATTCTTTCTCGTTGATCGCTCATAACGTAGTTACTCCTCTCCGTGATTTGTCACGGTGTCTATTTTGTTTAGCAATTCGCAAGCTGCTCTACACATTTCATACTCCTGCGTAATTGCTATCGGCTGGTCAGACCAGTTATCAGCATTTTCATCATGATCCACTATGTAAAACCAAAGATCATATTCTTCGGGTATAGGCCCAACAACACCAACCCAATCGCCGTCCGGTTTTCTCCAATGCTTCTGTACGCTATATCGAGACATTTTTATTCTCTTGGTGTTTCTACAATGCGCTCAAGCGTCTTAGGCGAGATACCAATCAACTCGTCATAAACACCATTGCCCATATCGTTAGCAAACTCTTGCAATGTCGAGTGCGCAATCTTGGCGGTTTTAGAAGCAAGCCAATGTCTGATTAAATGTTTTCGTTCTGTTT